TCAGTGTATTGTAAAACCTATTGTTTTGCGTTCCAAAAGCGTAGGTTTTGCATTGCGAAAGCGGCTGTTTTGCATCGCAAAACCTACGCTTTCGCAATGCCAAATCGAAATTACCATTTTCCGTCGGAATTATCTTTACAAAATAAAGGCTGTAACATAGTAACTACATCGTAGCGTAACGATAAGAAATTAATTGCATTTGCGAGGAACTTGCAAGAAACAAATAAAGGGATACCGAAGTATCCCTTTTATGTGACTCCGATGGGGCTAAATAATGATTATGTAACTATCTGTAATACTGTTGTTTATGATTTTATTTTGTCTTTTGGTATCATCGGCAGTCTTTTGCAGGCTCTTTGCGTGATACTCATCAATGTTTCTCTTGCTTCTGTTGTCGCTCCGCATTTCATTTTACCGAACTGTTGCTTTGTTTGGTAGTTCGTTAGATTGGTTGTTTATTTTGCTTGTGAGCGTTTTAAAACCAAAAAGCGATAATTGTATCGTTTGAAATATTTTAAGCTGTCAGAACGAATTTAAATGCGCCTTTTCATTAGTAGCATATCTTGCAAGGTGTAAACCCTTTTGACTTTGCGCTGCTCACGGAAAGCTGCTTGATGCTGCCCGAACATCTGTTTAACCCACGGCAAGTTTCTGTTGCGTGGTACTTCTTTGCTTTGGGACCAGTGCAGATGTAGACTGTTGCTTCCTTGGTCTTTACTTCGGTGCTTACTTGCCCACTTAATACGAAAGCAAGGGCGGAAAGAATTAATGTTTTCATAATTGATAATTTTAATTGTTACTGCAATACGAGATTATTTATACATAAAAATCGTTATATAAATTTTATTTTCATCGTCCATTTGTATTCCTACATAATTCTCCCAATCCTGATGATATGTATTTAGTTTTTTAATTAAATTTTCATACTTTTCATTACAATTGTATGGAAGATGCGGAAACATCATGTCGGGCTTATTACTATACACCAAGCGTATTTCCGTTAATCTTTTATTAAGTATAGAAAAACGAAAACCTATCTCCTCCACTTCGTTTTCAAAGAAAGAGCCTTGAATAAATACAATATCTGACCAACCTAAATCAACGTTGTAATAAGTTCGCGTAAGACGAACATAATCTCCTCTGCTGATTAACCCAATATTTATAGCTCTCCTTAAGCACTGGTCTTGTTTCATTTTCGAGTTAAAACTCGCCCACCCATACTTTTTAATAAAATAAATAGGGTCATTGGAAACGCTCATAGAATTACATATACTCCAACATTTAGCTTGAGTATAAAGATACCATACTAAGCTTAAGATAATCAAAACAAGGAAAGTTGAGGTCATAATTAATCTTTATGTAAAATGTAAATTAGTAGCTTTTATCATAGCCTCTATACCATACTACTTTTTTAAACCAAGTTTTTTAGGTGCATTTACATCTCTATGGCTCCATTCGTCAGACTCATAATCAAAGTCTAATTGTCCGTAAACGTACTTTGATGTCCATTTGTCAAATATGTAAACTGTGAAACCATTACCACAAAAATGATACTGATACCTGCTATTCAGTGCAAATAGGTACAAGATAATAAGAAATAAACTTGCAAGAATTAGCTTTGCTGTGCGATAAAGAGTATTTGTCATAACTATACGTTTATTTATTATTTTTCGATAAATCTTCAAAAGTACAAGGTATCATTTTCAAAGTTGTATTTCTCAACATTCCTTTTGCTTTTAGTTTATTTCTTTGCCATACACAACATAACTCTATATACTCCATAAATATCATTCAGCGCAACCTCGAAAGGTGCATATATCGGATTGGGGTTAATTGATACACAGCGCACGCAGTCTTCTTTCTGTGATGGCGTAAGCGTTTTTACCACCACTCCGTTGCAGGTGTCGAGCACATAAACCTCACCCCAGTCTATAAAGGCACGTTCGTTTATGCGCTTTGCAAGAACGATGCTGCCGTTCGGATACTCGTCTGCCATACTATCACCCGATATTGTTATTGCTATGTCTGCCCCTTTTATAGGAGAAATTATCTTTTCACAGTCTTGCAAGCTGACAGAAACAACAAAGTCATTAAGCGAGCCACCTTGTGCGGATATGGGAAGCAAAGGCACTCGAGTGTATTCCACTTCGTTGAAGCCAGCCCAAGATGGTTCAGTAGTAAACATAGAACCTTCACCAGTTAATAAAAACGATTTACTAAAACCAAAAACCTCCGACCATTTTTCTGCTGATTTCTTTCCAAACTTACTACTTCCAGTAAATAAAGCGTTCACATACGCCTTTGAAACGCCCAGCTTGTTGGCTATTTCTATCTGCGCAACACCTTGATTATCAAAGTACTTTCTTAAAACCTCTCCAATATTTGCCATTTCGTTAAGTTTTAAATAAAGTTAATAACTATACTTTTACTTTACTTTTTCTTGGATAGTAAATCAAAATGATTTACCTTTGTCCCCGTATTAAGTAAATCGACAGTTAAGTTATAGTAAACTTTACTCATCGGTCTGCAAATATAATAAATATAAATCAAATGTCAAAAAGAAAACCAATAAAGTTGAAATACGGAGGAGTTGCAAGGTTGGCAAAACTTTGCAGGGTCTCAAGACAAACAGTATGGAAAGCTACCAACTGGAATGCTGATACTGATATGGAGAATTTAATTCGCCAAAAAGCAAAGGAACTTGGATTAATAAAGAAATTCTAACGTATGCAAGCAATTCAAATATTCAACAACCCCTCTTTCGGCAATGTCCGAGTAGCTGGCACAGAGGTAAATCCTTTGTTCTGCCTTGCAGATGTGTGCAAGGCGTTGGATTTGCAACCGTCAGCAGTAATGAGACGGCTTGACGATGGGGTGATTTCAAATAACCCCATCACTGACAACCTTGGCAGACAGCAAGTTGCAAACTTCGTAAACGAGGACGGCTTATACGACGTCATTCTCGACAGCCGCAAGCCCGAAGCAAAACAGTTCCGCAAGTGGATAACAAGCGAGGTGTTACCCACAATCAGAAAGCACGGTGCATATATGACTGACAATATCATCGAAAAAACATTGTCAGACCCCGATTACCTTATCCAGCTTGCAACTACTTTAAAACAGGAACGCCAGCAGCGGATTGAAGCAGAACGCAAAGTTGCAGCAGCACAGCCTGCAGTAACATTCACACAAGCCGTAAGCGGTTCTGCATCTTCGTGCCTGATAGGTGAACTTGCAAAGCTTATAAACCAAAACGGCTATCCAATAGGAGAACGACGCCTTTTCAAGTGGCTACGTGAAAACGGTTACCTCGGAACAAAGGGCGAACGGTACAACATTCCCAATCAACGGTATATTGAAATGGGGTTGTTTGAACTAAAGAAAGGCACTCGCAGCGGTAACAATGGAGTGATGCGTACAACTATCACTTCTAAAGTAACAGGCAAAGGACAAGTGTACTTTGTAAACAAGTTTTTAAGAAACACAAAAGAAGCAATATAACGGCAGGTCGGGCGCAGGTGTTAATTTGGCACTGTTCCCTAGATGCGCCCCCTGTTTTTTTTAACAAAAATAATAAAACAAATAAATTATGGAAAATCCTATTATCAGACTTGGAGAGTTGACACAACGCTATTACGGCAAGAACATCGAAACAGAAGTTATCGGTCAGACAGGACCAGACCACTGTCCTGAAATTAAAGTTAGGATTACAATGCCTAACGGTGAGTATGAAGAAGCAACTGGAAGTAACAAGAAAGTTGCCAAACAGAAAGCAGCGGAGCGGTTGTTAAAGAGATTTCAAGATATTCTCTTTGATAGAGAATAATCTGTTCAGCAGAGTGCCAAGCTGAAAGAACAGCACTCTGCAAATTTAAACAAAAAAGATATGGAAGACTTAAAAGAAATTTTCCTGATAACCAAATTTTCAGGATTGACAACAAAGCAGAAGTTAGCGATACTCGCAGTACTCGCAACTTTCGCAATGGTGTTCGCCTTTGCATTGGCATCAAAGGTTCTCTATATGGGAGTATCGGCAATACTTTTCCACCTTGCTTGCAAGTGGGTGGGTCGCTCGGGCATTTCCATTGAGGAGTAGCCTATGACAGCAAAAGAGCTTAACACACTGGCAATCAAAATGGCAAACATACTTGCCGACAAGGTTGCTGATAAAATATTGCAGAAGTTAGGTTATAATACCAGTCAGTTCCTGCCACGAAAAGAGGCAGCAGACTTCATCGGGTATTCAGAAAGCTACCTTAAGAAGCGCACTGACATTCCAACCTACAAGATAGGGCGCAAGACCCTATACAGAAAAGAGGATTTGACAGCATTCCTCAACAACAAAAACTGTATGGAGAGAAAACCTTGACGGCGAGAGGCACTCCCTGCTAAGGAGCTGGTACTTGAATAGAGTATGTGGTTCGACCCCACTTCTCTCCGCTTTACAACAATGCTCTTTGACTTATTGATACACAATCTTGCAGAAAGTCAGTGCTAACCACACTTTCGCAAGCTGCAAGACAAGAAATGAAAAGAACTTTATTTGCTTATATGGCACGCAAAATCGTCATAGCGTAGAAAGTATGCAGGGTTGGCGTCTGTATCGCATAAGCAAAAACAACATATAGCTGTTGGACGTAAGACACGCTTCTTGTAAAACACAAAGAGAAGTAAAGCAGTCTGCCGCCAATGTGGCAAAACACTTCATAGTATAAACTCTCCTGCTGCGTTTTCATCTTGCGGAGAACCGGGGTACTGCGTTGGTGGGAAAAAGAGTGCCGTTCGCAATTCGGAAAAGCTTACTGGGTACGAATAGGCATATATACGTGAGGATTTACCAAATGCTGCGTGGCGGTTGGGTTATTTGAAAAGCACTTTGTGAAGAAGAGAAAACTTACATCTGATAGAAAAAAAAGAATACACAAAACAAAACATAGCCTTGCGTCGCACAATCTAAGGGTGCTGCAATCGAATTGAACGCAAGGCACTGACAACGTTTTCCATAGGTTAATTATTGGGTTTAGGTTTTTGATTTTATTTAATTGACTTTTCTGCAACCGCTTGTGAAAGTAGTTGCAGTTTTTATTTTCACAATTTAAAGTTATAATGAATTACTCTCATAATAAAAATTGAACTCGAGAGAGTTCTTGTCTTTTTTCAAGTTTCATATTGTAAAGAACTTATGTAACAACTGGTTTATAGCGATAAACCAAACAATGTGCAGCCTGTGAGGGTCGCACATTTTTTATATAGCTTGTGAACTGCACGGTGCAGGGTAAACTTGGTCTGCGGTTCGACTCCGCCACAAGCTACGATATAACAACATTATAAATTCAATTAAATATGAAAAAACAAATAGAAAAATTTTATGAACTGACTGGTTATAGACTAATCATAAAGGACGGAAAACCATATTATGGCGGTGGGCTCTACCTGCAAGACACAGGTATCACATCGCTGCCCGACAACCTCACCGTAGGCGGTTGGCTCGACCTGCAAGGCACAGGTATCACATCGCTGCCCGACAACCTCACCGTAGGCGGTGGGCTCTACCTGCAAGGCACAGGTATCACATCGCTGCCCGACAACCTCACCGTAGGCGGTGGGCTCTACCTGCAAGGCACAGGTATCACATCGCTGCCCGACAACCTCACCGTAGGCGGTGGGCTCTACCTGCAAGGCACAGGTATCACATCGCTGCCCGACAACCTCACCGTAGGCGGTGGGCTCTACCTGCAAGGCACAGGTATCACATCGCTGCCCGACAACCTCACCGTAGGCGGTGGCTCGCCTGCAAGGCACAGGTATCACATCGCTGCCCGACAACCTCACCGTAGGCGGTGGCTCGACCTGCAAGGCACAGGTATCACATCGCTGCCCGACAACCTCACCGTAGGCGGTGGGCTCTACCTGCAAGGCACAGGTATCACATCGCTGCCCGACAACCTCACCGTAGGCGGTGGGCTCTACCTGCAAGACACAGGTATCACATCGCTGCCCGACAACCTCACCGTAGGCGGTGGGCTCTACCTGCAAGGCACAGGTATCACATCGCTGCCCGACAACCTCACCGTAGGCGGTGGGCTCGACCTGCAAGGCACAGGTATCAGAGATATAAGCAAAGTCGGTACTAAATTGACCTCTGACGCCTTAGAAAGGATTGATAAAAAGCGAAATCAAATCTTGAAATGGGAATGGAATGATAAAACATACATCAAAGCAGATGGTATCTTTTCACTTGTTGTGTCTCAACACGGTAAAGTATATCGTATACAACAGATAGGGAAAGAAAAAACGTCTTACCTTGTTACTGACGGCGAAAACAGATGGTCTCATGGAGAAACTATAGAAGAAGCACGTCAAGACCTTATTTATAAAATTTCGTCTCGTGATACAAGTCGGTATAACGATATGACTCTTGATAGCGAGCTTACTTTTGAGGAATGCATCGCTTGTTATCGTATAATAACAGGAGCATGCGCAGCTGGGACAAGGGATTATATAGAAAATCGTCTACCGAAACCACGCAAAGAGAAATACACTATCCGTGAAATGATAAATCTTACAAAGAACGAGTATAAAGGAAAAACTTTTGAAGAGTTTTTTAAGAATAAAAATTAAATTATGAAGATTGTATTCAACAGCATCACCTTAAAGAACTTCAAAGGGATTTTAGGTGAAAAAACTATCAATTTCTGTGATACGGTAACTTCCATCTACGGAGCGAACCACACAGGAAAGACAACCGTCATAGATGCAATTCTATGGGTGCTGTTCGACAAGAACAGCGAGGGTGCAAGCGTCTTTGGTATTGACACCAAAGACGAAAACAACAACGTAATCCCGAAGTTGGAACACAGTGTGCAACTTGTTCTCTCAATTGACGGAGTGGAACGTACTTTTGAAAAGGTGCGTAAAGATGTATGGAGCAAGCCACGAGGACAAAAGGAGGAAGTGCTCACAGGGCACACAACAAATTACTTCATCAATGGCAACAAGTACACGCAAACGGAATACAAGGCAGAAATAGCCAATATCTTGCCCGAAGCTCTGTTTAAGAGCATTACCAACCCTATGTACTTTCCAAGCCTAAAGGCTGCCGACCAACGTCTGTTGCTCGAGCAGATGGTTGGAGAGACAGACTTTCTCAACGTTGTTGCCCAAAAGGAAGAATGGGCTTTGATTGAAAAGTATGTGGAGAATGGTGATATTGACAAGTTCCGTGAAAACCTTGCATACAAGATTAAGGGCATAAAAGATGAGTTAAAACTTGTCCCCAGCCGTATAAGTGAGCATCAGACGGAACTCACAGAGTTGCAAAGTAAAGATTACGACTTTCCTATACTTGAAAAACGTATTGCGGAAATTGAAAAAGGTCTGCAACATTACGACGATATGCTGGCAGATGCAAGTAAGGGAAGCGAGGAGAAGTACAAAGCCAAAATTGCTATCCGCAAGCAGATACAAGCCTATGAAACCGAACGAGACAGCATCATAGACAAAATTAAAAAGGAGAACCGAGAAGCCGAGAAGTTACACGAAAGCGTTGTAAGTAGCATTGAAGAAGCTATTGAGAAACAGCGTAAAAATATCTACACTATCAACAGTGATGCGGAAAACAACGAGCACAGTCAGCAATTGCTAAACAAGCAAAAGGAAGATTTTCGCACACGTTGGCAGCAGGTAGAGGACGAAACCTTTGCCTGGGACGCAAGCAATGAAGTTTGCCCTACATGCCACCAGCGACTTCCACAAGAGGATATTGACAGTCTGCGTGAGCGTTTGCAAGGCAACTTCAACGAGAGCAAGGCAAAGAAGCAAGACTTGCTCGACATAGAAGCTAAAAGTATTGCTAAAAAACAAAACGAAATCGAAGAAGAGCGCAAACGCTGTGCTACTGACAAGCAAGAAGCAGAAGAACGCGTTGCTCACCTTGAAAAGGAACTTGAAAAAGCAAAAGGCACTCAACCCGAAAAGAAAGACTACACGACGGATAGTAGAGTTATTGAACTTACAAACCTCATCAAAGTTGAAGAGGACAAGTTGCAACAACTCGAACAGGAAGAGGATAACACTACACAGGAAGAAGCGATTAATCGCATCAAAGAACAAAAAACACAGCAACAACAACTCCGAGATCAGCTCCGAGATCAGCTCCAAATCAAGCAGCAAATAGAGCGTAAGGAAAAGCGCATCGCAGAACTCACGGCAGAACAGCAGGCACTTAGCCAGCAGCTTGCAGATTTGGAACATCAGGACAGTGCAGCTGAAAATCTGATACAGTATTACATCGAAGACCTTGAAAGCAAGGTAAATAAACTGTTCGATATTGTGTGCTTCAATATGTTTGAGCACCACCTTAACGGTGGGCTTAAGACTACTTGTGAGTGCACGATGCACGGAACCCCTTACCAAGACCTATCTACCAGTGAGAAGATTAACGCTGGCATCGACATTATCAACGCTATGTGCAGGCACCACAATGCTTTTGCGCCTATCATAATAGATAACGCAGAAAGCATTACTGAAATCTTGCCGACAGCAAGCCAGCAAATACGCCTTGTGGTAAGTCCACAAGACAAAGAACTAACAGTAGTAAACAATTAAAACAATAGATTATGACACAACAGACACAGCCAGCAACTGCTCCGACAGCAGCCACACAACAGAACACAGCACAAGTACAACTTCCATCGCAAAACAATAAGGCGTTAAAGGAAGTACAGGAGGCAACCGTTGTTGCATTAACGGGACATATTGAAAAATTACAGAAAGAAGGTGGACTTATACTGCCTAAAGATTATCATGCAGGCAATGCACTTAAAAGTGCTTGGCTATACCTGCAAACAATAGAAAACAGGGATAAACAAAAGGCAATTGATATATGCACTAAGCAAAGTATTTGGAATTGCTTATTGGAAATGGTGCTGAAAGGCGAACACCCTAAAAAACATTGCTATTTTATTCCTTGTGGTAACTCGCTCGAATTTTGGGAGCGTTACACGGGAGCTCTATTGCGTGCAAAACGAGACACAAAAATACAAGACGTCGTTGCACAGGTTATTTATAAAAACGACAACTTCATATATACTGTAGATAAAAATGGACGGTATCAATTTGTGTCCCATGAGACAAAGATGGAGAATATTGACATTGACAATATTACGGGTGCGTATGCTGTCGTGATAAATAAAGACGGCAGCAGATATTTAGAAATTATGAGTATTGACCAAATTCGCAAGGCGTGGCAACAAGGCGCAGCACGTGGCGCAAGTCCTGCTCATAAAAACTTCACAGACCAAATGTGCAAAAAAACCGTCATAGCGCGTGCCTGCAAAATAGAGTTGGATAGCGCAACTGACGGAGAAGAGGAAGAGTTTTCTATGACGCCTCCAAATGGTGCAGAAGCTATTCGCGATGCAGCACAACAGCAAATAACAGTGCAGGCGAACGAAACCCCACAGTTGGAGCATAAGCCACAGGAAACTATCGACTTTGCAGACCCTGCAAATTATGAACCTATAGACGAAGCCCCACAGTCCGAAAGCAAAAGCGGACGTGAGTGCCCAATCTAACAACTTTCAAGCAAAAGCAAATGGTATTAACTTGTATCGGCAGTTCTTCAAAGGGAAACTGCTACGTAATTCAGAACGACAGCGAAGCCTTGATAATAGAAGCAGGGCTACCGCTGTTGGAAGTCAAAAGAGTATTAAACTGGAATATTCAAAAGGTAGTCGGCTGTGTGGTCTCACATCAGCACGGAGACCACGCAGCATTCGCAAAGGAGTACACCGATGCAGCAATACCATTGCTTGCGCCCGAAGAAACGATAGAAGCAAAACACTTAGGCTACAGTGCTAAAGCCGTAACGCACGGCAAATGTTACAAGTTAGGTAATTTCAAGGTTATACCTTTCAAGGTGTACCACGATGTGCCGTGCGTGGGCTACCTTGTATGGCATAAAGAGTTTGGCAAACTGTTCTTTGCAACAGATACCTATGCAGTGCCCTACAACTTCAATGGCATTAACCATTGGCTCATAGAAGCCAACTATTCGGACGAGATATTGGATAGCAATATCACCAGCGGACGAGTACCAGCGATTATGCGAGACCGATTAATGTTGAGCCATTTAAGCATAGACAATGCAATAGGTGTTTTAAAGCGCAACGACTTAAGTCAGACAAGGCACATTGTGTTATTGCATCTGTCAGACGGCAACAGCAACGAAGCTGAATTTGTAAGAGCAGTTCGCAGAGCAACAGGCAAACGCACAATAGCTGCTAAAAAGGGAGTAGAAATAACATTATAAAAATACAATGGGAATAATTAACAAAAATGCAAATCTATACAATTGTAGAGGTAAACTAATGGCAATCGCAGGTTGCTATCCGAAAGACCAAATGGGAAATTTCATGCCAGAAACGGTAGGGCAATTGTGCCACAAAACAAATAAAAAGAAGAAATCATGCAGAAAGTATTAGGACAAGACATCAAGAACTTGGACGAGCGCAAACAGTTCCTTATCGACAATGCAGACGAAGTTGTCGAAATGGATTACAGTAAAGCGTTTGATGCCGACGAACTTGCAAAGAAGAAGACTACACTTGCAGAGAAGTCTATCAAAATTCATGACCTGCAAGAAGAAATTAAAGACTTCAAAGCAGAAAAGAACCTTGAATTAAAACCTCTAAAAGAGGACGTCGAAGAACTGCTTGCCGACATTAAGGCGAAGAGCCGCGTCGTAACAGAAAAAGTCTACAAATTCGTAGACGAAGAAGAACGTATGGCGTGCTTCTATAATGCAGAGGGTGTACTTGTGTCAAGTCGCCCTGCAACAAGAGACGAACTCTCACCAACTTTGTTCAAAGAGTTTAAAAAAGCAGAGTAACAAACCAATTAACAACATTTAATTATGACAAACGAAAAAATGCAAATCAATCTTGACAAGGACTGTCAAAAGGCAGAGGTTATCATTCGCGAAGTGGGCAATGTGAACGAGCTGCCCGTGCTTGAACCCGAAAACCTCAACGTAAGAGGTACTATTGGGGCTATTTTCTCATTCCTCGAAAAACGCTGGGGTTGCGATGGTCAGATAGACCGTGAACACACGCATATCATTGTAGACCGAGATAACCTAACAATGGTGCTTGTCTGCAACGAGACAGACAAACGTAACAGAATTATCGTTACAGGACAATTGCAGCTGTCCCGTCAGTTTGAAGCGTTCCACATCAATGATGGCTATGAATGGGAACCTATTCAGCTTAGCCAATTCATCAAGATGAGCCGTGCTTACTTTGCCGAGCGTGATACCAACATGAAATTGGTGTCAGTCTTTAAGAACTTCAAGGCAAAGGTGAACACCGACTACGAGCGAGACCGCAAGGAAAACGGCTCATACATGGACAACTATTCACAAATTGTAGGTTCCAATATGCCCGACCGCTTCTCTGTAGTACTGCCTATTTTCAAGGGTACAAAAGCGCAGTCTATCGAAGTGGAGACGTATGCCACTATCAATGGGCACGACGTAACGGTGCAGCTTATTTCCCCAAGTGCACAGCAAGTTGTAGAAGAAACACTGGACACTATCATTGATGAACAGATTGAAGCCATCAAGGAGATTGCGCCCGAAATCCCATTCATAGAAAAATAATCAATTCTTTCTTATGGGAGCAAAAGTAACCGTATTTGTCATGTGGATATTATTCACACTCGGTATTATCTCAATGGGAACTTCAATGATTACGTTATCTGATACGCTTACCAATATAGCAGGTATATTTGTAATCGTCATTTGGGGCGTACTATCGTTCAGCACTGACGCCTGCAGTCTTGGAACAGATGTGGATTGAGAAGTAGGACGGCAAGTTGCCAGTGTATGGCACACCGCCAACTATCTTTAAAGATATTAGCAAGCGTTAGTGCAACGTGGTAGGAGGTGTAGACCTCCTACATTTTGGAGAAATGGCGGAATTGGTAGACGCTAATCAAGATGTAAGGTGAAAAATTCCAAGATAACAGATAATGACCAAACCTGAAACTTGCGAGACATCTTAGGACTCTGGTATAGCCAAACCAGATGTACCGCAAAAACACCACTCATGCAGGTTCGAATCCTGCTTTCTCCACTAAAAACAAATACATAAACAACATAAAGAATAAGCGTATGAAAATCATAAATGCAACTATCAAAAATACAGAAATCAGAACATCTGAAAGATTTAGCGATGCTGTCGATATAGCATTAGAGATTATTACAGAGGAAAGAACAACTGTTAATCTTATCGTAGTAGGAAACTGCCGCAAGGATAGTGGTAAAAACGAAATAGGTTATTCTGTTTCACGAATAATGGATATTTGTGAAGTGGACAGTTTTCTCGAAGTAGAAAATAGTCCTATACGTGCTATTTTTGAAAACGAAAGGCTAATTGGTATCTGTGGCTTCTTTGATAAAGAAAACAAGTTTATTCCGTCAGAAGAACTATGAGCTTGACTTTTGAACAAGCATTGGCTCATCAGAAAGCCAAGCGCAAATCACCCTCTAATGAGGAGCACCGCATACAATGTTCTTGTGTGCGGTGGTTTAATTTAAAGCATAGAAAGTTACAAGGTCGTCTTTTCGCAGTTCCCAATGGAGGTAAACGAGATGCACGCACAGCTGCAATACTCAAAGAAGAGGGAGTTGTGGCTGGTGTGGCAGACTTAATACTGCTTATTCCGAACAGATTTTACGGTGCACTACTCATTGAAATGAAAACAGCAAAGGGCAAGCAAAGCACATCGCAAAAGCAGTGGCAGAAGCTTGTAACCGAACAGGGAGAGTATAAGTATGTCGTTTGTCATTCCTTAGACGAGTTTATGAACGAAGTCGAAGATTACCTTAAATACTATTAGTAGATATGGCACGACCTGTAAAAACAAATCTTGAATATTTCCCTGTTGATATAAACTTCTTTCAAGATATAAAGGTTAGGAAGCTAATCCGCTTTCAAGGCGGCAAAGCTGTTACTGTATATGCTGCCCTGCTTTGTATAATCTATCGTGATGGATATTACACGAGGTGGGACGAGGATATGGCATTCGTTATATCAGAAATAACGAATTACGAACAGTCCTTTATACAGGAAGCTGTCAAATGCTGCGTGAAAGTAGGGTTGTTCAATCCAAACCTTTATAACAGTGAAAATATTCTAACCTCGAAAGGAATACAAGAGCGTTACAAGCATATCAATAAGCTGTGCAAGAGAAACATAAGCATAGATGAATACTCTTGCGTGGAAGAAAAACAAGCAGAAATCGAAAAACCAACACCCCCTTATGCAAATGAAAGCGTGATAGGTGGAATTGACGCCGAAATAGAAGAATTAAAACAATCTTCTATTTGGTTAGAGCAATTACAAATGCTACACCATCTGCCAAAAGATATTCTAATAAGCAAGTTGGACGATTTCAAACTGCAATGTTTGGCAGACGGAATAGAACACCACGCCAATATCAGAGATACAAAACAGCATTTCAACAACTGGCTAAGAAAAATACAATATAACAATGATAAAGTTAGACCCGAAACAAGAAGTAGACGTAGAGGAAATATACTCTCGTCTTCTGAAGAAAAAGAATATTCCAACTCGTTTTAGGTTGCCATACACAGCAAAGCAAGTTTATGCTATGCTGTATGCTGCTTGTAAAGCCGAAGTTGTAGCACGTATGCGTCAGTTTACAGATACAGCCGAATACAAAACCCATATATGGGATATTGCCAAATGGCTGACATCGAACGAAAACACATTTGGTTTATTCCTATGTGGAAACAAAGGCAATGGCAAAACGACACTTGTGCAGGCGTTGCAGTCATTGTATTTCTATCTACATTCAGGAGAGTGTGGCGAGAACAGAGAGCCACCATATAACGGCTTTAGAATTGTAACAGCAAAGGAATTGGTGCAGCTTGCTAAAGCTGACAACAATCCGACAAAGGAAAACTCCAAAGCAACTACAGAGTTTCGTCTTCTAAAAAACATAGAGATACTATGTATAGACGACTTAGGTACAGAGCCTTGCGAAAGCCTTAACTATGGCGATACTGTTACGGCAGTTACGGATATTATACATTATCGTTATCAAAAGCAATTTTGTACGATAACAACATCAAATTTGACGACAGATGATATTTCAAAATATTACGATGAACGCTTGCACGACCGCTTCAAGGAAATGATGCGGGTAGTTAATTTTGGGAAAGAACCATCATTCAGATAGTAAAAAAACAAAAAGCATGGCAATTATTTTACGAAATTCAGATACTGATAAGAAAAGAATATTAGATGCTTGCTGTGGCAGTCGTATGTGTTGGTTTGACAAACACAATACAGAGGCGATTTACATGGATATTAGACAGGAAACTACAACACTATGCGACGGGCGGACATTAACTGTTAGTCCTGATGTGATTGGCGACTTTCGCAATATGCCATTTGACAATGAAAGTTTCTATCTCGTGCTATTTGACCCACCGCATTTGAAAAATCTCGGTAAATCATCTTGGATGGCCAAGAAATATGGGCGGCTGTTCCCAAGTTGGGAAGACGATATTAAACAAGGCTTTGATGAGTGCATGCGAGTTCTGAAACCAAATGGCACGCTTATATTTAAGTGGAACGAGCAACAGATACCTACTGATAAGATAATTGAGATTGTTGGCATGAAACCGCTGTTTGGTCATACATCGGGTAAAGGTAACCATACGATTTGGATGTGTTTCATAAAATAATTGATATATGGGTAAATATATTCACCATAGCTGCAAATGCACAGGGCAAAATTTCACTTTCGAAGAATGGGTCAAATACTTACATTTGGAGGACAGACCCGAAATAGTGCATCAATACAAAGAGTTTAGTTTCAATATTTACGATGTATGCTTAACGCCGAATGTTAAGATAAAATGGGCTAATAAAACAAACTTCTTTGAAGTCGCAACTGCGCAATCTGACAACGGACGGTGGAGTTTCGGATTCCATTGTTCTTTTTGGACGCAAGGCGGTTGTAGTGGTGCACGCTATGTTGATACGCCAACAGGTGGGTATAATACCGAGAAAGAAGCTATCGATGCAGCCTTAAAATTCTTAGAAGAGGAATGCCAACGTGTTATAGATGAAATTCAATTCAGGGGCGGAGATACAGATGATGACGATAGTAACGAACCCGAAATTAGGAGCACGTCTGTACTTCCAACACTTAAAGAGGCAATGCGTAAGATTGCTCATTATAAAGAAATCTTCAACCCTCGACAATTAGAATTATTTGATTTATAAAACAACTATATGACAAGAGAAGAACAAATAAGACAAGCCGCCCTTGCGTATTCGTTTGATACGGACGGCGGACACAGTGGAGACCTGAACGCAGGACGTGATGACTTCATAGAGGGCGCAAAATGGGCTGATAAGCACCCAGCGAATTTTTGGCACAGAGTTGTAGACGGAGATTTACCAACACTGGCAAAAGGCGATGACATAAGTCTGCCTTTCTTGATAGAGGCTAAAGACGGAAGCTCTTGTAGAGCATATTACGGCTATGACGAGTTTGACGTTTTGGAGTTTTTCGATGATTGCGGATGCGCTTTAAGTGTTGATTATTGGGCAGAAATACCAAAGCTGCCCGAAAATAATAAATAACTGAAATATGGAATACTTGATAGATTCAATATCAACACTATTATCGTGCTTACTTTGCTATTATATTGGTAAATACAAAGCACATAGCGATATTTACGATAAAGTTCTAAACGAACACGTCCGCAGGAATTTTAAAAAAGAATTTCAAGACGATATTAAAAACAAATTAAATAAAGGACAAAAGAAATGGAAATAAAATTCAACGCAAAGGATACCGTACGTATCCCCGATGGTTGCACGGCAATTATTGAAGACGGAATGGTGATATTCAAGAAAAAAGAGAGCGAAGTACAGGAGTTCAAGAGAGGAGACGTCATCGTAAGCACGATGAATGAAATCTTAATCGTAGATGTTCACAGTTTCGAAAATCGTATTTTAAGAAGTTTCGTAAATATCAAAGAAGATGAGACATTGTTCAATTCTTCTTATTCTTTATGGAATGAGTGTCACGCATGGCGTCTTGCCACCGAAGAAGAAAAGCAGAAAATCTTCGACAAGATGAAAGAGCAGGGGCTTCGGTGGAACACAGAGAAGAAGCGAGTTGAAAAGATACGCTGGAGAGCAGAATATAGATGTAGATATCACTTCGTTACCAGTTGTCTAAAAGTCGGTAGTGATATAGATTTTCGTCGTACAGAAGACGAAGAAAGATGGGAGGTTGGCAACCACTTCCAAACTGGAGAAGAAACCGAAGAAGCTGCCAAAATATTAAGAGAAGCTCTCTGTAAGTTCCACAAAGAAAACGAGTAAGATATATGATACAGTTGGATAATCGTAGATTTATAAAGGCTTACAAGCCTTTTAAGGGAATGTATAAAATTGTACTTTACTACAGAGTTCCTTATAGGAATATATTCGGAAAACTTTGCAAGAAAAATGTGGCAGTTGCGTGTGATTACAGTCATTTAAGAAGCAAAGATAACATTCCACTAATTATAAGAGACCTTGAGTTTAAAGTAGGCGTAAATCGCAGAAGCAGACAGTACGACAGAAAAGCCAAACTTATACAAAAAAAGAGCTACAAAAAGCTGAAATAAGTATGAATAAAACATTTTGGGTATCGGGAGTAGCCTTGCTTGCGCTCTCCATTTACATTCAATCAAATCTTTTTTTATTTGGATTTCTTATAGACTGTATTCATATAGTTGTACTTTTTGTTGCTATTATAATGGTTATGTATATGTGCTATATCGATGGGCTTACCGCAGGTTACAAGAAATATATGGAGGAAAACAAAGAGTGGTTAGAAAGACAACTTAAAGAAATTGATGAGTTGAAAAACAGATATATTGCCGTAATTAAGAAGAATAAAATGTCAAATGAAAATTAACGAATTACATATCGGGGACACTGTCTGCCAAAAAGACGACAGGTTTCCAATGGTGGTAGTAGGACTACACTCCACGCTTGACGAACTCTCAAAAGGTCAAGGCGATGTTTACCTTGATTTTGAGGGCAACGAGGGTGATATGTGGGAAGCTAGTGTTGAAGATTTAGAATTGGTAAAAGAAATATAGCATGAAGAAATTTTTTTGGCTTTCAGTCTATTAGCGACTTTATCAAGCTGCGAAACCAAGCCGTTTAAGGGCTTTTTAGTGTGTAAAGAATATGTTCCTGGGCACATGGATGATGAGCACGCAAAAACCGTACAGGAGGCGTATGTTCCTGTTCCTGTTCCTGTTGTTTGTCCAAGAAGACATGAACCTGAATATGTGCCATCTGAATGGCATTTCTACGTCGCAAACAAATACTGCGTAAGAGAATTTCGGGTAGACTCCCTTACCTATATAAAGCATAAAGTGGGGGAAAGAATAATTATGAACTTGCAATAATTGAGCAGCGGCTATTGTGGGAGTAGAATAGATATGGACGGAATAACAATTGGAAGTAAGATTTACAGGTTTACAAAAGAATTTACCCATTGCACAGCTTGTGATTTATACGGAAAGGGTTGCACTTCTATTTGTAAAGAATACCACAAGTTGCTGTTTGGGTTTGACGGTGATGGTGTATTTAAATTAGAGAACATGGAGAAAGATGAAAGTCCTAAGGGTACTCTTACATATACAAAATAACTAAATATGAGCAAAATAGAAAGATTAAAAAAGTCTTTGGAGAAGAAGAGAGAGAAATTTCAAGACAAGATTGAAGCACACTTCGATGATGTAAGAAGTGCTAATGGGCAGCCGCTGAACGATAAAAGGTGCGGACGTTCCACAATAAGCAGGTGGGAAAAGCAAAATAACGCATTGCTTAACTTGCAAAAAGAAATAGAACGCACGGAAAAGGCGATACAAGAAGAAGAAAGCAAAATAAATTTTGTCGAGAGAGTAAAGCACGAGCTGCCAAAAGAAATAGTGGAGCTTATTGACAATGGCACTATTAAGCAATGGTCGAAATATCCACATATCTTTTTTGTGGACGGAGTGGAGAAGGCACGTATCATTTGGGAAGATAAAAAGAAAAGAGTGGCGCATAAATTCACAAGCCAAATACGAGATAGAGAACAATACAAGAAATTTGCTAATGTGTACAATATGTTGGCAAAGAAATTAAATTAAAGCGTATGAAAAATATACCAAAGAAAATTTGGCTCAACATTGGGCTGAATAACAATGACGAAGAAGTTGAAGACTTTAACGAATTAGCCCCCGACAACATAACGTGGAGTGAAGAGCGAATATTTGACCGTGATATACTATTTAAAAGAAGCACGGAAGAATATAGGCAACAATCTACGAGTGAGACTATGGATACAAATAAGATAATAGAAGATTACCCACAGTTAGTATGGGTGCAGTCTTATGAAAAGAAAGTCGCATTATCTGTTGTAGGTATGTATGAGATAGAATACCTATCAGAACAGGAGAGTGGCTACGAGCTGGGGTTGTATTCTAATCTAAGTATAGATGAAGAAATGTTGGAAACACGGAAGTTCGACACCCAAGAAGAAGCGAAACAAGCGGCAGAAGCAGACTATCGACTACGGCTACCTTTTCACCTCAACCACATCAAAGATTGGTACGAAAGACATTACGGACTATGACAAAAGAACAATATTATTATCTCATCTCCAAATACGGAGAAGAGTACGTGCATCGACACTTCAAACGCTCTGTCGATGCACTGTTGAGAAAAATTAACAAGTAATATGAACAACTTCAGAACAAATACAAGGGTGCAGGTGTTTGAGGAATATACAAAAATTACCGACAAACACCGAGAAGACTTTAACCATATATCATCTTTGTTTCACACTATAATAGGAGGAACAAACGATGTCGCACACAGCATAATGCTTGATGCTATAAATGAGATTAAAAAAGCTGGTCTTCTCAAACAAAAGGTTAAGAAGATGTGCAAAGCAGCCATTGAGAGGTATTCCATATTCGAGAAGCAGAATATGGGCGATATGAAGAACGCCGAAATTGATAAACGGCAACTTTATATGGACTTCCTCGACAGCGTTGATAAACGCACAAAAAACGACATATTTATACTTCGCCAGTCTGTAAAAAGGTTGCTGGATAAAAACAACATCAACAACAGCGACCTAAAGTCTTTTATTCTCACGGCTCACGCTCTCCTTATATTCTCTATCGAATTGTTCGATAGGTTTATAGATACGTGCCCACCGTGCCCTCCTATAAATTTAGGTAAGACCTATCAAGACGCACGTTTAACACCTGTAAAAAATGCGTGGGAACAAGTAGAGGAAATTCTATGTCCTGATTGCAAAGAGATAAATTTAACGAAAGACAAAGACTGCAAGCTCGCTATGGAAATCCTTGAAACGAAACTGGTTTCAGAGCAAGGAATTAACGAGAGCGGAATGGAAGCACTCAACCTCAACCCCGATGCACAACTCGAAGCCGACAGAAAAGTATTACAATACGACAAGAAACGGTTTCAAAAGATTGTTTTAACGGAAGCACAGAAGAAATATATCAGTGAGAACTACCACACAACACGAAAAGCAGACCTTGCAAAGACCATCGGAATTGGTGTTACCAAGCTCCGAGAGATTGCAAAGAAAATGAAAATATCAAAGGTTGGATAAAATAGTAATTATAAAAATGAGAAAAAACAATTCTATAAAAAAGCAGGAACAAGGAATAAATCAAAGAGATTATATTCCTAATTTAAGCCAAACAAACAGCTATTTGCGTGGAGGAAAAATATGGAAGGCGGAAACGTTATGGAAGTTTGCAAAGAAAAAGCAATACCCTGTTAAAGACTTACCGCTTTGGTCAATAAATATTCAAGACCTACCTTGGAGAGTTGGAACTTTAAGAGAGTTCATTTCAGAATGTGCAGCAGTACACGATAGCGATTTGCAATACCCTATAGTACTTGATGACTATGGCAATGTAGCAGATGGACTACACCGTATTGCAAAGGCTTTTTTACTTAAAAAGAAAAGCATCAAAGCTATCAGATTGTTGGAAATGCCGAAAGAAGATGACTTTGTGAAGTAGTTTTGATAAAATAAATATATTTTTAATTGTTTTGTTTTACAAGCGAGCCACCGTCCGTGATGGATAGTGGCTCGCCTTTTTCGTTTACTCCAACTTACGCTTTATTCTATTGCGGATATTGCTAATGAAATCTTTTATCTTCGGTCTGTTCCTCTTAAGATAAAGCAGCAGGCAGGCAACAGCAAACAAGACACTTGCTCCTATTATTAGCTGCCACCAATCGAAAGGTTCGCTAATCTGTACTTGCTCGACTTGCTTATATTTTTGCTTCTTGCTTTCAGTAGCGCGAACATTTGTTTTGTTTTGCTTGATTGCCGCGCTATCTCTTTTTTCTATTATACCTTTCCTCTCATTCCTACGGCTTTCTTTCCTTTCCGTGATAGTTTTCAAGCCGTGATTGACTATGACACTCCCATCATCTTTAAACTCTATCATCGGCACTTTGCTACCGACATTCGTGTCGTGAGCAAAACTATCAGCTACACAATAAGCAGGAGTGTCAAAGATATACTCTCTTATGACACTCGTAAACTCGTCTATCTTTGTTGTGTCGATAAACGAGTAGTGCGTTTCTGTTTTCTCTTTTACTGCACTTGTGCTACTATAAGTGCTTTTTGTAGTTTCAACGGCTACCGCTTTCTTTGTCTTGCAGCCACCACACATTGTTATGAGGACGCAAACCAGCAATCCCCAAAACGCTCCTGTAAGTTTGTTCATAATTTCATAGTTTTTATTACGATAATTTTTTCAGCATCACATCTATGGTGCATTCGGTATTCTCCGTAGACAAGTCCACAGATGTACTTTGCATCTTCGGCGTAGTGTATTGTATCAACCTTTCAGCAATCATTATCCTATCTCTTGGCTCAAGACTGAGAAAGTCCTGTGAAAACATTCCGCTGCTATTGTATTGTTCCAACAAACTCTCTATAGCCTTCTTGTTCAACACAGTTGCCTTGTTCGGTGTTCCTTTCACTCGTCCGCCAGTCTTGACGGTCTTTCCGTTTACTGTTTTTACCATTGTTGTTTCCTTTCTTTTAAAGTTAAAAACGAGGTGTGTTAATACTTAAAGTATCGATGCAAAGGTATTGTCTTAGTTTTGGAGCATTATTATAAGTATTAATTTATAAAAAGATTATTGTTATGTTAGGAACAGCAATAGGGGCAGGGCTTAAAATAGCTAGTAGCATTTTCGGAGGTATCAAGGCATCAAAGGCTATGCGCAAGTACAAGCAGCAAATCGAACAACAGAAGCAGGAAAACAAAAGCTGGTTCGACAGACGCTATAACGAGAACGCAACACAAAGAGCCGACGCACAGGCACTTATGACAAACTTGCGTGACGCCATAAGGCGACGCAGCGAGAACGCAGCAGGAACACAAGCTGTCGCTGGCGGTACAGAGGAAAGCGTTGCAGCACAGAAAGCCGCAGATGCAGACGCAATGAGCAACGCCGTGAGCAATATCAATGCAATGGGCGAAGCAAGGAAAGACCAAATAGAGCAGCAGTATCAAGAGAGAGAAGACGGCTTGAATGCACAGTTAGGCAAAGTGCAAGTCGGCCGTGCGCAGAATATTGCCAACGCAGTTAAGGGTGTCAGCGACGCAGCAGCAGGTATTGCTGGCTATGTAGATGCCACGGAAAAGGAAAAGACTGCAAAGCAGAACGGTCAGCAACTTTAAAGATTTAGAATTATGAGCTCTTTAGCAGATATAATGAATACAGGCGGTGGGACGAGAAAGCGAACTCGCACCACCACTCCCCAAAAGCCTCAACCTACACCACCACAGTTTGATGCTGGCGGAGCAAGTGAGCAACCACAGCAACCAACACAGACTGCACAAGCTCCACAGACACCACAAGTGCAAGATACGCAGCCTGCAATTACCGCACCCGAACCAGCACCCATTAGCAGTTGGCTCAAAAAGGAAGTGCCACCTACAGCAGAGGAAACGCAGCAAACAGCCGAGCAAACAGAAGAAACGCCACGCAGAATGAGCTTGGAGGAAATTACCAATCATCTGTATGCTACCAACAAGCCGTCTCCCGAAGAAGAAGAGAAGCAGCGCAAGCGTGAACGCAGTAGGGCTATCCTGGCAGCTATCGGCGATGGTGTGTCTGCATTGTCCAACTTGTACCATACAAGCAAGTATGCTCCCGATATGAGCAATCCAGGCAGTTCGTTGAGCGACGATGGCAGGAAACGCTACGACAGATGGAAGCAAGTGCGTAAAGACAACGAGGAAAAATACAACAATGCTATCCTGCGTGCTCGACAGGGGGACTACGAGCTCAACTTGAAAGAACGTGAGATGTTGCGCAAGGAAGCAGCCGACGCTGCAAAAGACGCACGAGAAGCAAAGAGATTGGAGGAGCAGGCAAAATTCAAGATGGAAGAATTGAACATCAGAAGACAGCAAGCCAAGACGGCAGCTGACAAAGCAGCAGCTGATGCAGAGTACAAAAAGGCTCAACAAGAATTCAATCAAAAGAAATTTGAAACAGAAACAGCATTAAAGAAAGAACAGATTGCTAACCAGCGTGCCACACTTGCTGAAACAGCAAGGTATCATTCCGCACAAATTGCCTTAGGCAGAGAAAGAAACAATATCTCACGCTCAAAAGGCAGAGGCAAAAACGGCAGCAGCACAGACGCATCAGATATGTATTACATCAGCGGTAAACATTTCGGAGTTGGACGAAAGAAACAGCTTTCTAAAATGGAAGAAAACGCCATTTACCAATACGCTGTTAATGTTGGCTGGGTTGATAAGAAAAATCAAAACGCAGTAAAGAATGGTACTCTTAAGAAAGGCGACATTATAGCAAAACTTGCCAACTACACGCCACAGGCAAAGCAGTTCTTGATAGATAATTACGGCTATACTGATACAGGAAGCGGTAAGTCATTGGGGCTGAAACACAATAAAGGTGGAAAGAAATTAGGGTTAAAATAATAAAACAAATACGTTATGCCAGATATAAAAAACAATATAAAGGTTATTTACGACGCATTAGCGAAAGAGGGGTACAATGACTTAGGGTCAGAACAGACGTTTGCTGAAAGTATGGCAGACGAGAACAATCGAAAACTCGTTTACAACACGCTGAAAGACAAAGGCTTTTCTGACGTGAAAGATTATGACAGCTTTTCAAGTATGGTTTATCAACGTCCAAACGCCAATAATACAGGTGCACAGATAAATGGAAGTACTGTTCAAGCTGTCAATCCCAACGGTTCTGATTTGGGTGGCATTCTTCCAAAAGGACAAGGAGTCGATAGCCAACCAGCCCCCAAATATCTAAAGGTGTTTGACGCAAGACAGATACCCGAAGATTTCAAAGTGGAGGGCGACTTCGTGAACAACCCTATTATTGTGGGGGGCAAAGAACGTACAATGGGCGATGTGGCAAACGAGTTGTATCGTGGTTACGATAACGACTACAGAACCACAGAGAACAAGAAAACAAATGCTTGGGGTAGAGTACTCGAGCGAGCAAAGGCAATGGGGCTTGACGAAGACCAAGCGGCGCAGCTTGCAGGTGGCGTGGATAAACTCTACCGTCAGAACCTTGCAACAGACCTCGCAGAGGGTATATACCAACGTATGTACAAAGAGGGCGACCCTCTAACAAATGTTGAAGATGTGTTGTATGACAAAGACTTTTCACAAATCATTGCAGACACAGCAGCTGCTGTGGGATATAATAATGTAGGTACATACATCGAGCACGACCTAAAGCCTGCACTCAACAATATGCTGCAAAAGAAGTTTGGCGGCTACAATGCAAATCTACACCGCATTGCCACAGACATAGACGATATTAGAGCAAGGGTTTCGGAACGTGAACGGAAAAAGGCAGAGGAAGACAGACTGCGCAAGCAAGTCGAGGAAATGAAACTCGAGGGCGAAAGGTTGCAAGAACAAGGCACGGCAATGCAACAGCAAGACCGTCCTTGGTGGGCTGGCTTTGTTCCTGCTGCGGCTGGAGGTGTAAATGCTTATGACGTCGCAGCGCAAGAAAGAAGAAATCCTGATGCCGACCGTATGGTGAGAACAGGTCGTGCCATACAGTATATGGCTGACGACGCACAGGCAGCAATCAACGAAGATAACATACTCCATACTCAAAAGACCACAGGACTTACCAACCAAATTAAGAATGCTTTCGGCAGAGTTATAAGAGGTGGAGCGCACGCCATTGCAGATGTCAGAACGTGGGACTTCGGATTTACCGAACTCAACAACGCAACGGCAGTGAAAGCCGCAGCCGACGCCTATGCAAAGAATAAGGCAACAGCCGAACAGAAAACACTCCTCAACGCCGTAGCCCTCAAAAATGTTGTAATGAGCAAGCACGGAGAATCATTGAGCGGACTATACGGAGCAGGAACGACCACTGTGCAAATGGTGCCGTTTATGGCGCAGTTCGCGTTTAGCCCTGTAAAGGGAGTAGGACCAGCAGTACAGAAGTATTGCAGAACACAACTCGAAAAAACGTTTGGCAAATACGCTACAGAAGCTGTAGGCAAGTTTGTTGTCAAAGGCGGAGAACTCGTAGGACGTTTCGCAGGCGACCTTGCGCAGGGCGCAGCAATGACAACTATATTCAATATGGCAGATGTTGCAGCCGACGCCAAAAACCGTATGACAGGCGATTTGGAAGCCGCTACCGATGATAAGGGTAACATCGTCTACAGTGGCAAGCGCACAAACGTAAAGAGTGGAGGCAGGGCTTTTGCAGAAGCTTTCACGGCAAAGACCATTGAAAACCAAAGCGAACTGTTCGGTGAATACCTCAAACCTTTGGCAAACTTTATGCAAAAGGGTGCGGCAAAAGCTATGAATAAATGGGGCTTGAGTAAGACGAAAGATTTCCTTACAAGTCTTAACAACAAGCAAATTATGAAAAGCTTTAACCGCTTCACAAAGAACACAGAGTGGAACGGTTTATTTGGTGAGGTTGGAGAAGAAATTGTTGGTAACTTTGAAAATGCATTCACTGTAGGCGATTTAAATCTTAATCTCGACATTAACGACGAAAACAGCGTTTTCAGCAAGAAGTTAAATACGGACATCATTTTGGGTGTCGGATTGGGTTACGGTCTCATCAGTGGCGCACGTGTGGGTAGCTACATTCGCAACAATCGAAAACTATCAACAGCCATAAACGATGCAGATATACACGGCGATGTCATCTTCGGCACTGACCGCTGGCAACAGATAAAGGACGAGATAGACAACGCACCAGACGACAAGGCAGGAGAACTGCTGAGGTCAAAGCTCGAAAGCGCAGAACTCAACAGCGACCAAAAGCAAACCATTGTTAACTATACCATTAATACTTATATAAAGCGTGGCAGCGACATTTCACAATTGAAGAATGCGCTTGAAGGCAACGTTTCCGCTGAACAGGAAGAAGCGATGTCAGCTTACGAAAACGGACATAATGCAACCGACGAGCAACTCAACGAAGTAAAAGTTGCACTTGACGATGCAGAAAAAAATGCATCTGAATTGTTGGGAGAAGAAGCATTGGACGTTTTAGACGAAGTTGCAGATGTAGACACATTCAAAAATAGTGATGCTTTCAAGTCGTACACAAGAGAGCAGAAAGAAGCAGCAGTAAGGTATATGATTGCACGCACCGCATACAAGGGTATGATTGAACGTGTGCAGGACGATATTAACAATGCTGTAAACAAGAGCAATGCAGAGATTGACAATTTGACACACAAGGAGAGTGAGTCAATTATACGTGCCACACTCAAAGACGCAGACCGTGAAGTCTACATCGTTTCGGGAAACGTTGCGATGTCTGCCGATGGAAAGAACGTGGATACCGAGAAGTCAGATAAGAACATTGTTGTTTACGATGCCCAAAAAGGCAAAAAGGAAATGCTTGACATTCACGACTTCCTATCTGTTGATACTCCCATTGACGCAGAAAGCTACAAGGCTGACCGTGCAGAAGAGATAAAGCAGGAGATAGCGCAGGGAGAAGCTGCAAGAATAGACGGCGTTCGCACTTTCCATTACGACGATGTTGTCAAGGTTCAGGACAAGGACGGCAATTTGATAGACGGCGTCGTTCAAGATGTGCAAGGCGATGAAGTTGTAGTTGTTTCAGATGCTTACCAAGGTGGCAAGACCTACACTGCTGCCGAATTGACTGCTATGCAGCCACAACCGCAAACTGTTGCAGAAAATGCAACAGTTGAACAGCAGACAGAGGAAGCTGTTGCTGGTAACGAAAGTAACGAAGTACCAGCACAAACTGAAAGCGAGGTAAATTCTCCACAAGTCGAGACGGAGACAGAAGCAGCGCAGTCCACAGGACAACTGTCTATCCCTACTGATGAGAAAGGTAACTTGTTGTACCACCAAGCACCTGTAGAACTCACGATAAAGGACTTGTACGATGGAACACTCGACGATGCAGAGATAGCTGACTTTGTTTCTGCCAACATCGAAGCAGCGCAAAGAGAATACGACAAGGTTGCAAAGAAAGCCCCGAAGATAGGCACTGATAAAGGCAAATACCTGCAAGAGAAAAAGGCTTACCAAGAAGAAGTCGCAGAAGTTAAACGCAAGGTAGACTATTGGCAATCCGTTGAAGCTGCAAGACAAGAACTCACGCACACTACCAAGGCGGAAATAGAAGCTAAGGAAAGTGAGTTGAACGGTGATGCAGCACGCAGCGAATATCAAGACGGCAGAGATACAGACGATAGCTTTGCAACAGCAGAGGATATGACACGTGATTTCTTGCGTGATGCAAAAATCACCCCCGAAAGTTTCAGAGAAGAAACTGGTCTTGGCGTTGCAGAGCAGCGCAAGTTTGTCGGTATGATTTCAAACCAAGGCGACACCATTGCAAAATTAGGAGAGCGTTTGGCAGAGTACGATGAGCTGCATAATGGTGGCATATTCTTCCACGGCGATAGCAACGAAGCTCGCAGTGCGATTATCAATGCCATTATAGGCTCTAAATCTGTTAGCGACTTTAAGGTGAACACAGATACTACCGCAGAAGATGAATATGCAGAGGAGGTAGCACGCCAGCGAGACGAATGGTATTACAACAACTATCATTTGACATACGAAGAGTATTTGCAATATGAGGAAACATTATTGCCCGAATTGCTAAGAAAATACGCTAACTTTGCAGAAGAAGAGTTTTATAGAGACTGTGCTGTTATTTTTGAAGAAATTGCATCACAGGAGAATACACAAACAATAAAAACAGAAGACAATGACAAACAAGGAACTGACACCACAGCAGAAGAGCAAGGAACTGATAGAAGCACTACGGTTTTGTCAGGAGAAAAAACTGGTAACAGCGGAAGAGATAGCCAAAGCCAAGAGCAAGGAAGAGAAGTTCCGACTGGCTTGCAAGGCGAAGTTGAGAATGCGACTGTATCAGAAACTACACAAGGAGAAGTAGCAAGCGAAACAGATTACATTCTTAGCAACAAGAAAGCTGAAAACGGAGAGAACTTCTATCAAGACGTCAATGGCAACATTGATTTGGCGAATATTCCTGAAGAAGTATTTGATAAGATAGATAGACCCAAAGCTCCTTTGCGTCTCACTCCATCGATGTTGAAACATGTATTTGACAGACATGGGAAAGAAATGGGACTGTCTCGAGCAGATGACGCCATCGACTTTATCTTAGACGTCATGGATAACTTTGACCATGTACGACAAGGAGATAAGAATGCTGTAATTTTCTCAATAGAAAATGGAAGAAGCCGTACAGGTAGACGTGCGGTTACTGTTCTGTTGAACTCTGAAAGTGGCGAATACTACGGTATAAAGACTTCGGGGTATGAAAGAATAGAGGGCTTGAATAAAAAACCATTGCTATGGGAGAAGGGCGCGAATAAAACTTCTGCTACAGGTGTTGCTCCTGCAAATGTTACCACCGAGCAAGCCCAACAAGGCAACGAGCCAACTGGCAGCGCATCAAACCATAGCAATGGTTCTGACAGCAAAGATACACAATCTTCTCAAACAAAGCAAGAAAAGGAGGATAAATTTGTAGCAGCACCGAGAAAAGAGGGTGAAAGCATAACAGACTATGCTCAAAGGGTAGCTGCAGAATATCAGTCATACCAAGAAAGAAAGGAAGAAGAAGCAAAGGTAGATACCAATCCTACCGATGCACAAAAAGAAGCTGGGAACTACAAGAAAGGACACATCAAGGTAGACGGACTTAATATTACCATCGAACAGCCAAAGAGTAGTATTCGTCGTGGCACTGACGCAAACGGAAAGCAGTGGGAAAGCGAAATGCACAATACCTACGGCTACATTCGTGGTACTGAAAGTGTGGACGGAGACCATATCGATATATTCCTTTCCGACAACCCTACAGAGGGAAATGTGTTTGTTGTAGACCAAATAGACAAAGACGGTTCATTCGACGAACATAAGGTGATGTACGGTTTCCCCGATATGGAAAGCGCAAAGCAAGCCTACTTGTCAAACTATGAAGAGGGCTGGCAAGGTTTAGGAAGCATTACTGAAGTCAAAAAAGAAGACTTCAAGAAATGGATTGACAGCAGCAAGCGAAAGACAAAACCTTTCGCAAAGTATTCTACTGTCAAGATGCAAGGCGATGTGCAGACCAAGAAGCCGACAGAAGCCGAACTACGTGAGCGTAAAAAGCAGGAGTTAAAGAATAAGCTTAAAGCAAAACTACGTGGACAACTCAACGTAGGAGTAGACCCCGAGCTATTTATGATAGGCGTCGAACTTGCATCTATGGAGATTGAAGACGGCGCAAGGAAGTTTGTTGATTTCGCAAAAAAAATGATTAGCGAAATCGGAGACGAAATTCGTCCTTACCTCAAGTCTATATATAATGGTACAAGAGACTTGCCTGGCATGGAGAGCCTTTCGGAGGAAATGACACCATACGACGAAGTAAGGGTATTCAATGTTGCTACCATAGGCAAAGAAGCCGAAGATGTTAAGCCGTCAGTATTCGACACCGCCGAACAGATAAGTAATGAACAGGCAGTAGAGCATAGCACAAAAGAAGAGGCTAAGAGCATCGTTGAAAGCGAAGATGTAGACAACGATGTGTATTCTATCACCAAGCAGCACAACAACAAAAAAGATATTGACATTTGGGTTGTGCGTGGAAAAGAACGCACAGATAAAGATGTCTATATGCAGCGCAAGCAAGCTGCCAAAGAACACAACGGTTATTATTCTTCATTCCGTGGTGTGAACGGTTTTGTATTCGATACTCCCGAAGATGCACAGTCTTTTGCAGACAAAGTGTTTAATCCGAAAGATGAACAAATTAACACAGAAACAAACGAAAATTATGCGCATAATTCAGAAGAAATTATGCACGAAGATGAAGACAGCAATGCAGCTAATCTATTAACAGATAGCCACAATGAGCAAGAACAAAGCGGAAAAGAAGCAGAATTGCACGGCTTAAAGATTGGCGACAAAGTTCTCTATAAAGGGAAAGAAGCTACAATCTTTGACTTCGATAATGGCAGACCAGTACTTGATACAGGTCTTGCTCCTGTTGTTTATAATGTTGTCGATATGGACGCTGTTAAACCCATTGAGAAACAAGGGCAAACGAAAACAAATGTTAAAGAAGACTTAACAGAAGAAAAAACAGAAGCGAAAGGTGATTCAGCAAACAATAAAACGTTATCTTCGCACACAGAGGGCAATTTGTTTGACGCAGCCCCAAGTTTAACGAATAAAGACAAAGACGATGAAGTACACGTACGAAATGGCGGAAGCACTGCCAAGCGAGAGCAAGGACACGAACCTCGACAGAATGAACCGCTGGGAGAGAGCAAACAAAATGAAGCTCAAAGACCTGACGGACAAAGAATGGGTGGACGTGATACAGCACATTCTCGTACTGACGCAGAGCGAAGCGGAAGACTATCTGACATATCTAAGAGCAAGCAACGCTTAAATACCACCAACAATCACGGTGAGCGTGGCGTAGACTATGCGCCAACTTCGGTAGATGCACGTATAGAAGCGAATATACAGGCTATTGAGTTGGCAAAAGAACTTATAGAGAATGGGGAAAAAGCTACTCCCCAGCAAATGGCTGTACTTCGTAAGTTCAGCGGCTGGGGCGGTCTTGGTAAGGCTTTTAACGAAACTGTCAATGGTTATTACGGAGAAGTAAACAAAACTCCGAGAAAGCTAAAGGAACTATTGGGCGAAGAAGCCTACAACAATGCCATTGAAAGTGCCAACAGTTCTTACTATACCCCCGCTCACGTTATAGACACCTTGTGGGATATTGCTGAAAAGTTGGGTTTCAAGGGCGGCAATATCTTAGAGGGTTCTGCTGGTATAGGAAACATCATCGGACAGATACCGACACACCTTAGCGAAAACAGCAACATTCACGCAGTAGAGAAAGACCCTACTGCAGGCGGTATGCTATCTTTACTTTATCCCGAAGCAAAGGTTGATATTCAAGGGTTTGAAGAAACCTATATCCCTAATGGCAGCATCGACTTGGCTATCACTAATGTTCCTTTTGTTACAGGTTTGCGAGTATGGGATACCACTTCAGACAAAGACCTATCCAAGAAGTTCCACGATATACATAATTTCTGTATTGCAAAGAATGTACGTAAATTGCGTGAGGGCGGTGTAGGCATTTTCATTTCATCAAATGGCACGCTTGACAGTTCACAGAAGCTGTGCGACTGGGTTGTAAGCGAGGGTAATGCAGATTTTATCGGTGCTTTCCGTTTGAATAATAAGACATTCTTGGGAACTTCCGTTACTTCGGATATTATCGTTATCAGAAAACGTGTAAATGGAAAGAAGTCTGCTAACGCTATTGACGTCAGCACAGTAACAGGTGAACGTACCGCAGATTTTGATACAGGGGAAACAAAAAGAGCAGGGGAAGGATATATACCTGTTGTAAAACACTTGTCAATGGATTACAACAAGTACTTTATTGAGCACCCCGAGAATATGGCAGGAGAAATGGCTTTTGCCTTTGAGCATGGAGAAACATACCGTGCAACAACTAAGGGGCTTTATCCAGCGAAAGATAAGCCACAAGACAAGCTACTCAAAGACTTTGTCAATTCGCTTACCGCAAAGCAGGAGCAAACTATTGCTGATAGCGAGGAAACCGACAATACCATTTACGAGACACTCGGAAGCGACGTAAAGGAGGGCAGTATGGTTGTCAGCAACGGAGAACTTTGCATTGCTCAATATGGACAGGCAGTGCCACTCGGACTTAATGCAAACAAAGTCAAAGGACATACAAAACAAGAATGCTTTAATGCTTATACGGAAATCAAGCGGGCGTTAGATAATGTGCTTACTTACGAAACCGAAAATGCCGATGATAAAGGATTACAGCCTTTACTTGACAAGCTGAACAAGGTTTACGACGACTTTGTGAATACATACGGACATTTTCACAAGAACACGGCCATATCTTTCTTGCGCAAAGATGTGGACTATCCGAATGTATTGTCGCTTGAAAACTACAAGGAAGAAAACGACGCAAAGAACAAACGTGTAAGAATATTCAGCAAGACCGATGTTTTCAGTAAGCGTGTTGTAACAAAGGAAACAGAGCCTAAGCCCGATAATATAAAAGACGGCGTTGTTGTCAGTATCTATAAAAATGGCAGAATTGATATACCTTACATCAGCAAGCAACTCAATCTGTCAGAAGATGCTGTAAGAGAAGAAATCATCAACACAGGGTTAGGCTTTGAAGACCCTGTAAGTAAAGAGATAGAAGTCTCTTACAAGTATCTAAGTGGCAACGTAAGAGAAAAACTCCAACAGGCAGAAGACAACAACGAAAACGGAGCTTACAATAACAATATCAAGGCTTTGAAAGAAGTTATCCCTGCCAACATTCCAGCCCATTTGATAGAGTTCAACCTTGGTAGCTCTTGGGTTACCCCAAAGCTTTACGAAGACTATACAAAGGAAAAAACAGGTATTGAAGTTAAATTTGTATCTGTAGGTGGTACTTGGTTCATGAAAGCTCCCGAATACGGACTTGGAATAGAGCAAAACCGCTCAATGGGCGTTCATAGTACAATTGTTCAAAAAACTATCTTAGGACACGAACTCATCGAAGCAGCTATACAGAACAAAACAATTACTGTAAGCAAGACGCAAAAGGATTGGGACGGCAAGACGGAAACAATAGTCGATAAAGAGGCTACGCAGGCTTGCGGTACTCGCATTGACGAAATACGCCAAGAGTTTAAAGATTGGGCACGTGGCAAGATGCAGAGTGATATAGAACTCAATGCAGAGATAGAGCGCATCTATAATGAGACGTTCAATAACTATGTGCCTATTGATATTCCGTCGGACTTTATTCCGAAGCATTTCGGAGGTTCTACACACAACATCACACTCCGTCCCCACCAAGCAAAGGCGGTAGTACGAGGTACTATGCAACCCTTGATGTTGGCTCACGAGGTAGGAACAGGTAAAACGTTCACACTTATTTCCACAGCAATGGAAATGCGTCGCTTGGGTACTGCTCGTAAACCAATGATAGTAGTACAGAATGCCACCGTGGGACAATTTGTTGCAAGCGCAAAAGCGTTATATCCAAACGCTAAGATACTTACTTTAGAGAATGCCGACCACGGCGCAGAGGGTAGAAAGCGTTTTTACGCAAAGATACGCTACAACGATTGGGATATGATTGTTGTACCCCAATCAACCTTTGAGTTCATTCCCGATAGCGAGGAAAGACAAATCGCTTTCATAAAAGACAAGGTGGAGGAAAAGATGATTGTTCTTGAAAAGATGCGAGAAGCTGACGAGAGCGGACAATCGTTTATGACACGTCGTGCTGAAAAAGAACTCGAGCAACTACAGGAAGAACTTGCTACACTTACTGACAATGCAGCACAGAAGCGCAATGAAAAGCAACTCACAGCAAAAGAACTGAAGAAGAAAGAAGTATCAAAGCAAAATGCGGAAGTTAAGGCACGTGAAATGCTCGACCGTAGAACCGACGATGTGGAAAACTTCGACGATATGGGTATTGATGCTTTACTCGTAGACGAAGCGCACGAGTACAAACACTTAGGTTTTGCAACTGCAATGCAGCGTGGAGTAAAAGGCGTAGACCCCTCTTATTCTAAGAAGTCACAAGGGGTATTCTTAAAGACTCAAGCTGTGCTATCAAAGAACCACGGACGCAACGTAATCTTTGCAACAGGTACGCCTATCAGCAATACCGCAGCAGAGATATGGACATTTATGCGCTATTTGATGCCGTCTGACACAATGAAAGAATACGGCATTTATTACTTCGACGACTTTGTGCGCAACTTTGGTAGCATTCAACAGATGCTGGAGTTCACAACCAGTGGCAAATTTAAGGAGAACAACCGCTTTGCAGGCTATATTGACTTACCTGAACTTGCACGTATATGGTCGAGCGTTTCCGACATAGTCCTCACGGAAGAGCAAGAAGAGCTTAAAAAGAAGATACCTGAAACAGAGGGAGGCAAGGCGCAGGATATTTACTTACCTCAAACAAAAGCTTTGCGCAGCGTAATGAAGTATGTCAAGAAGCAGCTTACCTACTATGACAATATGAGTGGCAAGGAGAAAAAGGAAAACTCTCACATCCCACTCACGATGTATGGTATTGCAAAGGCGGCAGCCGTTGATGCTCGACTTGTTGATGCAACAGCAGAAGATGATATTAACAACAAGACCAACGAGGCTGTACGTCAAACACTGCGTGCTCTTCAAGAAACAGAAAGCTACAAGGGCACTGTGGCTATATTTGCAGATATATACCAAAACAAGGAAAGCGGTTTCAACTTGTACGAAGATATAAGAAAGAAACTCATCGAGCAAGGTGTATCTGAAAAAGAGATTTTCATAATGAAGTCTGGAATGACCATTAACAAGAAACTCGAAATCTTCAATAAGGTTAATAGTGGTGAGATACGTGTCGTTATGGGTAGCACATTCACACTTGGAACAGGTGTGAATATACAAGAGCGTTTATACACACTCATACACGTAGATGCCCCTAACCGCCCAATGGACTACACGCAACGCAACGGACGTATATTGCGACAAGGAAATATCCACAAGGATATGAACAAACCTGTTCGCATACTTCGTTTTGGAGTGGAAGACAGCCTTGATGTAACCGCTTATCAACGACTGAAAACCAAAGGTGCAATTGCCGACAGCATTATGAATGGCAAACAGCTTATGGTAAATAGTATGGAAAACCGTGCTATTGAGGAAGAGGAAGATGTGTTCGGAGATACTGTCGCACAACTTTCAGGAAGCGAGTATGCAATGTTGAAGAACCAAGCTGAAAAGGCTGTGCGGAAATTTGAAAGCAAGAAACGTCAATGGGAAGCCGACCAGACTTATATCCATAACGCAAAGCCACGCTTGAAAGGGCAAATATTCGACGCAGAACGTATGTTGGAAGACAACAGAGCACATCTTGAAACGGTTACAAAAACTTTCCCAAATGGTGAATTTAAGAAAATCACCATAGGAAAGATGCAGTTCGATAGTATTGATGCTATGTCTGACTTCATCAAGGACTTCAATAAGAAGATTAGGGAAGAAAGCGACAAGATAAAGGATAGTGCCAATTCAAACTACAATAGCAAGTTAGTTGTCAATATTGACGGTTTAGACTTCGTCGTTCATACCGAAATGACAAAGGAAACAACCTCTAAGGGTGTTAATATATTCAGCAAGACAACTCGCAAGATGTACTATTCTCAAGACGAATTAGGCTTGAAAAATGTACCTATAAAGCAGGGATTGTTGCGTAATGGCATTGAAGATATTGTTTTGAATGTTATCACAGGGCACGACTTTGCAGAACGCATCGATACACTAAAGCAGAACATAGCACGCTATAAGTCCGATTTGGAACTAATCCTTGCAAGAGACGGCAAGCCTTTTGAGTTTGAGAAAGAACTTGAAAATGCCAAGGAGAAGTACGAGGAATATACCGAGGCAATGAAGAAAGAGCTGGAGGAAAAGGAAAAGAAGTACGCTGATTTGGATAGCGAGGTAGAGGAAGCTGATAATCTCTCTGAAGCTGCTGAAGCGGAAGAAGATGAGAGTGGCAAGGATACAGATAATGATGTTTTATACCGCACCGTCTTCGGTGGTAACAGCGGTTATGTAGGTTATTCTTTGAGCAAGCGAGCCGCCGAAGCTAAGGAAGAGGGTAGATACCCCAAGACAGAGTTCAAAAAGGAATACCACATTACTGAAAAGTCGTTAGACGCGCTTACACGCCTTGGTTTTATTGACAATTCAGAATGGCATCATACCAGTATGTACGGCAACAAGACACCATTCTATGGCTGGCTGGAAGACGAGTTTGCCGAAGACTACTTGAAGCACAAGAAAGAAATTGATGCATTGTGCAAGGGTATAGACCCCAACACGAAGCAACCTTTGTTGGAGAAAGTAGAGAAGCCGCAGTACGAGCACGATTATGAGTTGCCGCAGTACGATGAAGCAGAAATGTCCGTAAACCCAATTAAGACGTGGAGAAACAAGCAGTTGGACGAATACGACAAGGCTACGAACTTTAAAGGCTACGCAGATGCCACAGAAGAAGAAAAGGCTAAAAGAGAAGCTTATATGCAGTCTCTCCACAAACAAATGGAAAAGAAGATACACGAGAAGTTAGCAAAAGACTTCCCCGAATACCTTGCAGCTAAAACAGCCTTTGACGCCTATAATAATTACGAAGAGAATTTACGCAAGGTAATAGGCGAACGTGTAAAGGAATATTTAGACCTTGACAAATATAGTCAGCGGTGGCGAGAGGGCAGGGACATTGAACCTTCTACCGACGTAGAAGAACTCATACAGCACGCTGCCCAAACTGCTCGCAGTCTGAACCTTGATAATATGGAAGTAGTCGCAGACGGTAGTATCTTTGAAGATAAGAAAGCCACAGCCAAAGGTTTCTACAATAAGAAGACAGGCAAAATTACAATCATTGCAAGCAACCACACCGATATTGCAGACATAGAGAAGACTGTACTGCACGAGGGCGTGGCACACTATGGTTTGCGAAAGCTGTTTGGAGACAACTTCAACGCATTCCTTGATACTGTAATCGTGCAGTCCGAAGAATATGTAAGGCGCAAGATTGCAGAAATGGCAGCCAAGCACGAATGGAGTTTCCGTACAGCAGCAGAGGAATACCTTGCAGAAATGGCAGAAGATGCCAACTTCGAGCAATTGAAACCAACCACTTGGCAGCGCATCAAGCGTCTGTTCGGTGAAATGATGAGCGCATTAGGTTTGCACCATTCAGATGTTACAGACAACGATTTGCGTTATCTGTTGTGGCGCAGCTACAAGAACTTGGAGAATAGTGGCAAGCGCAGCATACTCGATATGGCAGAAGACATTGCAATGCAATACAGACTGAAAGTGGGCAACTACGCTCACACGCAGTCTGACTATTCTAACAGCAATATTTTGTACCGCAGTAGCATAGACCCTACAGAAAACGAAATGCTGCCCGATGCACACACACGTTACGAAAAGGAAACAAAAGAACCCGACAAGATAAACTCTGTGCCCAAAACGCACAACTTCTTTAGACGTTTCTACAAATCATACGTAGACAGTATGCTTGCATTGAAGTCTTATATGGACAGTGTATTGGAAGCTACAGGCGATAAGCTTTCAAGCCACGAAGACGCATATAAGGCTGAAAACCAAATGACAAGCCGAAACAAAACGCAATACGAAGCATACGAACGCGACTACTACAATCCAATGATTGAGGCTGGACGGAAACTTTGTGAAGCAGTAGGAATGAATTACGATGCCTTGAAGATGTATATTGTTGCGAAGCACGGTTTGGAACGCAACAAGTATATGGGTGAACGTGCGGCAAGGAACGACAAGCACGTATTGGAAGCACAGGCGGCAGTAGAGAGAGTAAAGAAAGCATTTGCCGACAATCCTACCGACAATAACGAAGAAGCAATACAAGCAGCGCAGGCAGCTTACGAACTTCTGTATGAAGATGCGCTGGTAGAATACAGCAAGCGTGATTATTCAGGACTTACCGAACTCACAGGTGAGGAAGACGTCGCAGTAGCAGAGCGAAAAGCACAGGAACTTGTAGATAAGGTTGAGCAGCAACCTAATGCAATGCCGAAAGTGAATGCTTTTTGGAAAAAGGTAAATGCAGCTACCAAAGCTACATTAAGAACTGGCTATGAAAGCGGAATAATGACTAAGGAAGCGTACGAGCATATCGCACAGATGTACAAATACTATATTCCACTTCGTGGCTGGGACGAAGCTATTGCAAGCGATATATACACTTACTACGGTGATCGGTTCGGAACAGGGCAACCACTGATGAAGACGGCAGGCGGACGTTCGTCTTTAGCCGAAGACCCTTTGGCTATGATAGAACAGATGGCACAACGCAGCATCATTGCAGCCAACAGAAACAAGATGAAGCAAGCTTTCCTGAACTTCACACTCAACCATCCAAGCAATTTGGCTAGTGTCAGCGAGCAATGGTACGTAAAGAACGCTTTGGACGAGTGGGAGCGCAGAGACGCTGTGATACCTGCAGATGCAACCCCCGATGAAATAAGCAAGATAGTTGCTGAACACGAACAGGAAATGCAGGCGTTAGCCGAACAGGGCAAAGCTGTCAAACAACGCAACGGTCTGAAACTCGACAAGCGTGTGCTGAATGGCGAGGGAGCAGAACACACTATTAAGGTATGGCGTGGCGGAAAAGAATATGTTATCTATATCAATGGCAACCCAGCTGTGGCGCAAGCTGTAAACGGTCTGACCAACCCTGATGTCAGAGGCAGTATGTTACCCGAATGGGCAAAGATTGGGCTTGCAAAACTCAAAAACTTCCTATCTGCTGTTTATACCAGCTTTAGCCCTGCTTTCGTATTCACCAACTTTACACGAGACCAGTTGTTTGCTTCGCAGGCGGTATATATAAAGTACGGACTTAAGTATAAGCGTCAGGCAACCAAAAACGCTATGGAGTTGTTTGCAACAGGCGCATTACCAAAACTTGTTTACAAGTGGGAGCACGGCACACTCGATACGAGTAATCAGACAGAAAAACTGTTCGATGAATTTATGCGTGGCGGTGGCGAAACAGGCTTTACTGCTTTGAGAGATATTGAAGCTGTTAAAAAAGATATAGAGAACGCAATAAATGGCAACAAAGAAAATGCTGCCAAGCGTGGGTGGAAAGCATTCTTGCGCAGCATCGAGTTCGCCAATCGCAGTGCAGAAGATTTCAGCCGCTTCGTTACCTATATGACGAGTCGTCAGCAGGGAAAGAGTATCGTTGATGCTATCTACGATGCAAAGGATATAACCGTGAACTTCAATAAGAAAGGCAGCGGTGAAATGGGTGCTCGCTATATGAACTTTGCGTATGTATTCTTCAATGCAGCTGTGCAGAGTATCAACAACTTTGCAACAATGGCTAAGCAGCACCCAGCACGCACGGCGTTAGTAGTATCAAAATTCGGCTCTTTAGGTTTTGGCATACCAATGATGAACGCTTTCTTGATGGCAGTTTGTGGTGGCGACGACGAAAGGTATTGGGATAATATGGAATGGATACGCAGAAACAACATCTTGCTGTATGTTCCATTCACGAAAGATACTTTCATCAGCATTCCGCTTCCACACGAATTGCGACCTTTCTATGGTATGGGAGAAATAGCAACTTCAATACTTTTCGGAAAAGAAACGCTTGAAGGAGGTTTTGTCAAAGCGTTAGAGGGCTTTACAGGTATGCTGCCGATAGACTTTACAGGTAATGGTGGCGATTTAGCTACAACTCTCACTCCTACAGTTGGACAACCACTTGCGCAATGGAAATCTAACACCGACTTCTTCGGTAGAAAGGTTTACAATGATAGCGAATATCTTAAAAACGCTCCTGAATGGACGAAAGCCTTTAGCAGCACACCACCTTTGTTGGTAGATATTACAAAAGCCCTGAACAACATTACAGGAGGAAATGCAGTGGACAAAGGTGTCGTGAACCTCAATCCCGATATTATCAATCATTTGGTAAAGGGATATTTCGGTGGTACTGCCAAATTCGTAACGCAGATGAGTAGTTTGCTTTACAAAGGCTTTAGCGGCAACACAAGTGATATACAATGGCGTGATATTCCTGTTGGCAGTAATTTTGTACAGCAATTGGACGAACGCAGTTACGGTAGCAGCGCAAGTGGCAGCTACAAAGATTTTGCAGAAGAAGCAAAAGAAACAGAAAGCAGACTTGCAGGGTATAAAAAGCAGGTGCGTATGGGTTCTATGGAATACGCAGAAAAGATAACAGAACTTCTCAACAGCCCCGAATACCGACGCTACAAGATTGCAAAGGCATACGAGAAGCCTATGGACTTGCTGCGTGAAACGCTGAAGCACATAGACGACCCTACCGACAGGGAAGCCGTCAATTCTGCATTAAGAGGGCTGCGTAGGCGTATGATGGAAACTGTTGAAATCGAACGTGGCAAGAATTATCCTGTGCGTGATGATGATTTCAGCTTCACAGGTGAAGCTGTTGATGAGCTTGGAGACGCTTTGAAATACTCTATAAAGGGCTTGAGGCAAGGCGAGCAGGAACGCCTGGAGGAAGATTACGACAACGATGCAGAAGAATACATCAGCGAGAACAAGGAAGAAACAATGCGTATCATTGGTGAATTGAACAAGTTATTGGGAAAGAAGAAAGCAAAATAATTTTCATTTTCCAACAGGGCAGGTGGGTGGGAGTTAATACTTAAAGTATCGCAAATGTGTTGTATCTATATCTTTGTGGGCAGATTAAAGAATGTTTTATGGCAAATAAAGGAAAAGAAAAACTGTTGAGCATGCGCCGTGTGTGCTCGGTACAGGACAGACGTGCAATGGATAGCGTTGCAAACTCAAAGCTAAACGATAAGGCGAGGGCTATGGAAGTGCTGTGCCAGGCGCAACGCTATTATATGAATATGGACGAGTTTCGCAGAGAGCGCGAACGAAATAAACGTTACACCTACGGCAAGCAGTGGGAAGACGTTATCTGCGTGGACGGCAGAAGAATAACGGAAGCCGAATACATAAAGAAACAAGGTAACGTACCACTGAAGAACAACCTTATCAGACGTTTGGTTCGCAGCGTGCTTGGCGTTTACAGAAGTCAGAGTAAAGAACCTATCTGTACTGCAAGAGACAGGGACGAGCAGCGTGTGGGCGAAACGATGTCCACGATATTACAGTGCAACAGACAACTCAACCGTATGGACGAAGTAAGCGCACGCAGTATCGAGGAATTTCTCATCAGTGGCTTTATCGTTCACCGCAAATGGTTTGGTTGGCGCAATGATAAACTGGACTGCTGGACGGACTATGTGCAACCCAACAACTTCTTCATCGACAACAAGATGCGGGACTTCCGTGGTTGGGACGTAAGCTGCGTAGGCGAAATACACGATGTAAGCTTTGACACACTGCTCGGACAGTTTGCACAATCCCCCGAAGACTACCATAAACTATCCGAAATATACAAAGACGCAAAGGAACAGCAGAATATCGTAGACAACCTCCAGGGCTTTGGTATATCGGACGATAGAAACATAAGCTTCTTTATGCCAAAAGACGGAAGTCTTTGCAGGGTAATAGAAGTATGGCGCAAGGAAAGCAAGCCTCGCTACCGCATTCACGACCCCAACAACGGTGATATTTACAAGATAGACATTGAGGACTACCAAAGACTTTTTATAGCTGTAAACGAACAGCGGAAACAGCAGGCATTGGAAGCAGGAATGGACTTGAACGATGTTCCGTTCTTACGTGCCACTTGGTTTATGGATAACTATTGGTACTATTACTACCTTACACCATTCGGCGATATTCTTGCAGAGGGAGAGACACCCTATGAGCACAAGAGCCACCCTTATGTATTCAAGGCTTATCCGTTTATCGACGGCGAGATACATTCGTTTGTAAACGATGTGATAGACCAACAACGCTACACCAACCGACTGATAACACTCTACGACTGGATAATGCGGTCAAGTGCCAAGGGTGTTCTACTTGTGCCCGAGCAAAGTTTGGGCACAATGTCAATAGAAGACATTGCCGACGAATGGAGTAGGTTCAATGGCGTGATAGCTTACCAGCCAAAGCCAGGTGTCCCCATTCCTCAACAGATAGCCGTGAACTCTACCAATATCGGCATATCTGAATTGCTGAACATACAGCTTAAGTTCTTTGAAGACATATCGGGCATTCACGGAGCACTGCAGGGTAAGCCTGGTTACAGTATGACAAGCGGTTCGTTGTATGCACAGCAGACGCAGAATGCTACTACCTCATTGCTGGACTTGCTTGAAACATTCAGTCAGTTCATTGTCGATGGAGCATACAAGGACGTTAAGAATATGCAGCAATTCTATGATGAAAAGCGTGTGTTCAACATTGCAGGCAAGAGCGGCAAGATAATAGTTTACGACCCCAAGCTAATCCGTGATGTGGAATTTGACTTGAGTATCGTTGAAAGCACTGCTACACCAGCACACAGACAGATAGCCAACGAGTTCCTGTTGCAGATTTGGCAGAGCGGTCAGATTAATTTGGAACAGCTGCTGGAGCACGGAGACTTCCCATTTGCTGATGAACTATTACAAAGCATAAAGGCACAACAAGCCGAAATACAACAGCAAGGCTCTGTCAGTGGAATACCACAGCAGATACAACAGCAAGCGGCGCAAGGTGCAGATATGGACGCTGTAAATAGGGGGTATGAAATGTTGAGAGCCTCTTAACCAACGACACAACAACAAAGGCTGCAATTACGCAGCCTTTGTTGTTTCTGTTATATAGATGCTTCTGATATAACCTTTTTATGTAACCTGCTGTTTTCCATTCTTTTAGTCGTTACTATTATTTTCGGTATATCCATTTCATAGTAGCAGATATGCAACCCTATTGCTCGTGTCATCAACAAGTCGTCGTGCTTTCCGAGAATAGCACCAAACGAACCGTTCTTCTTGCGCTCGTAAAACAGATACTCATCAAGACACCGTTCATCACGCTCGACATACATCTGCTTTCTTATCACCTTTACAAGTGTCGATATAATCATCGGCTTTGTAGAAACATTCGTGTGCCAACCGTATTTCTTTGGCGCACCCTCCGCAATGGCTTCCGCACTTTGCTTTCGTGCGTAGAGATTGGGATATACATCTTTTATTTGGTCAAGTATGAACGGAGCTTGCACGCCGTCTACAATCCGATCCTTGTCCTTTGTCTCAAGCGTGTTGCTCTCAATAACCAACAGCGCATTGTCATAGTATGCCGCTATCTGCGCAGACTTCCACGCAAGTATATCCATGTCGGTGTGTCCATACCATTGTGCGACAACAGACGGCTTATCACCGTCCATCATATAAAATCTGTCAAATACGGTTATAACGGAGTAGTCGGCTTTTGCAGAACGCCCACCAATATCCACAACAACAAGGTAGCGGTTTGTAACTCTTTCATTTGCCCATATTTCGGGTTTCTTCCATATCCACAGACAGCCTTGTGCATCTTCAACAAACCTTAATCCCTTGAATGCTTCCTTACCCTCGTCGCCATCGGCAACCATATCGCCAATGAATTGCGGAGGACAGCAAGTCTTTTTGAAATTACCTACCAAATACTTGTCGAAAACCCTTGTACCCGAATGTACAAACGCTTCTACGTCATCAGACGGATATTCAGATGCCATTGTAGCGTGGTCGGGTTTTCCTTTTCGCTCTTCCACGTACCAGTGTATGGCTTCGAGAGTTGCGCCAAGTTCCCACAGGTACCATAGATATTTACCACTTTCCTCACGTTCGTTATTGACATTAGTGTTATTTCTATTCTTCCACAAATTGACAGCAAAGTCCGCCTTTTCGCTTTCACTATTAAATGGCAAGCTGTATATATCTATGTCGAACCACGAAATGAACAACGCTTGGAATTGTGATACCCCTTTCTTCGCAGCGTCATATTCACGCTGAAAGAAATTCCCCGTACCGTTTGCCGTACTTTCGTAAACTATCATCGTGTACGGCTTTAGCTGAATACCTGAACAAGCAGACCGTACTATATCTTCAGGCTTCTTTCCATCTGTAGTTTTCCAAACACCTACTTCGGAAAGGTGCACCAAGTTGTAATCACCACCACGGCAACTGTCAGGACGTTCGGCAGTACCTATCTTTATCTTGCAATTACGTTGTGGTACTCTGTATATCGCCCCCGATTTGCCTACCCCAACAAGTTTTGGCTCGTTAGGATTATAAACCTCTCCAAGCTCGTGTAGCATCTTTATCGGATATGCCTTAATCATACGGTCGAACATATCCTTTATTTCATCTGATGCCGTACCTTGATGCGCAATGATAAGAGAATTTAAACCTACCTTGTGGACAAGCTGCAACCACGCCATATACAGCTGCGAAGTAGTAGAACCACCCCATTGTCGGGCTTTCAACAATATAAGCCGTATAGGCTTGTTTGCAAGGCGAAGTTCTTCCAACTTCTCTACAAACCTGCGCTGCGGACGTGTCAGCCGAAACAAGACATCTTCACCACCACCTTTATTTTTGATGTACACAAGCAATGCTGCCCAAAATGCAAAGTCATACTGTATGCGTATGCGGACAATCTGTTCTATGATTTTAAGCCTATTCTCTTCAGTGTACTCCACATCAAGTTCCTTTTCGCAAAACACTTTCATCGACTTGTGCTTTACGATAAGTTTTACAAGTGGAACTTCCAACATTCCCACAGGTAGATACTGCGTAGGTAAAGGGTGGTCTTTTATAACCACTTTCTTTCTTTCCCCTATCGACCCCTCGCCTGTGATAGGATTAAACGTGCGACCGTTCTCTTCGTTCCGCTTGTTGTTATCGGAGAGTATCTTCTTGACGTAAGTATTTATCATACTTTGTTTCTTGCCCTCATGCGCTCGTACCATTTTGATTTAATCTTACTGATAATTACTTTTATAGACCCCTCTGTAAGATAAAACTTTGGAGCAGGCTGTCTTACTACCCTGAATACTATTTTTGTTAATGTGAGATTTGGGTGCTGTCGCTTCATAGACATTGTTCTTTTATATATCTCTAAGAACATATCACGCTTGTTTTTACCCATATATAGGAGTTTATCCCCTTTTATGACTTGTAATACTACAATAAGTGCTCTTTCCTCGCTTACCCAAAAGCGGTCAGACGGACTGTCTGCCATTTTCCTATATATTTCTTCAGAGCATATAAATTTTACTTCTGATATAAGCTGGTGGTAAAGTCTTAATAGATTGTCATTCCTTTCTTCTTCATATTCAAAATGACTGCCAAAATTCTTCATACCAATATAATTAACAAATTGTTATATTGGCACTTGTTCCCACTTGCAAAGATAATACTTTATGTTAATAGATAAAAGTATAACCATTAATAATGTGCTTATTTTTGTGGCGAAAAGGATAAAAAATGTTTTACAATGGCAGAAGAAACAAAGAATACCCCACAAAAAAGCAAGCGCGAACTATTCATAGAGCGTTTGAAAGCCAAGTACCCCGAAGACAACTTCGACGAAGATGAAGTTGTCTTCGGCAGAATTGGTGAAGATTACGACGACGCAGAAAACAAACTCGCAGAGTACAAGAAACACGAGGACGGACTATCAAGTATGTTTGCAGCCGACCCTCGCAGTGCTGCATACCTCAACAGCTGGCGCAATGGTGCTGACCCAGCAGTCGAACTCATTCGTTTGTTTGGAGATGAAGTGTTGGAAGCACTGAACGACCCAGACAAACAAGAGGAAATCGCCGAAGCTCGCAAAGAATACCTTGATAAGGTTAGCAAGTCGGAGGAGTTGGAAAATGAATACAACCAAAACCTCGAGGCGTCTTTGGAGACATTGGCTGCTTTTCAAGAGGAAAACGGTTTGAGCGATGACGAGCTGGACAATGTTGCAGAGTTCATTATGACCATCATTACAGATGGTATCAACGGCAAAATCAGCCGTGAGACAATGGACTTGGCATTGAAAGCTATCAACCACGATAGCGATATTGCTGCCGCAAGCCACGAAGCGGAAGTACGTGGCAAGAACGCAAAGATAACAGAGAAACTCCGCAAGGAGGGCGACGGAACGGCGGTGATGGACGGACAGAACGGAAGCCCCGAGAAACCTAAGCGCAGAAATTCCATATTCAGCATAGCGAGTATGGCAAAGTAGCGAGTAGCAAACAGTAATAGAATTTTATTTTCAACTAAAATTATTTGTAAAATGGCAGAACAAATTCAAACAGTAGAAACGCAGCCCAATGCAGCCCCAGGCTCCGCAGGGTTGGAAACCCAGTTGCCAGGACAAGCCACAACTGTAGACGGCATGGCAGCCGCAGGCGGTGGCGTTGCACCTGGTGAACTTATGGAAGTAGACATCGACGACGAACTTGCCAAGTTTGAAAGCGATGAAACTCCACTTTGTTCACTTATGCTCAACGCAAAGAAAGTGAACGTAAACTCCCCCATAGTGCAGCACTATCAGATTGACGAAGAAATCTCGTCAGTTACCACCACAGATGCAATTGCAAAGGGTACGGCAGCTTCTTTCGTTCTCAAGCTTTCAGAAGAGGACAAATCATTTGTACAAACCTACATGACCTTACACGTGCGTGGCGTGAATGGTTATACCGAGGACGGCTCAAAGGAAGATGCAGGTTCTGACTTGCAGCTCTATGTAACAGGTAGAGACGCAAGCGACAATCCTATCGTTCGTTGTGTAAACGGTCCACGTCAGAGTCCTACCAGCGAATATTGTCAAACTCCTGCAATTCCAAAGGGTACAAAGATTGACATTCTCGCAAACGCACTGCACGAAACTCAAAAGGTTGTACCGCCTGATACGTTCGTTCCCGTGCCAACCCTCGTAACTTTACAGAAGCGTGGGCTTACACGTATTGTTTCTGACTACTTCGATAGTCAAAAGAAACGCATTCCATTCACACAGGCGTTGCTTGCCGAACTCGCTATTCGCAAGTTCAAGCATGCCACCAACCGCTCATTGTGGATTGGTCGTGGAGGAAAGATGCCTGTCAAGGACGAAAAGACAGGAACACAAATGGTTTACTTCATGAAAGGAATACGCTGGTACTTCAAGCGTGAAATGGAGCATACGGGTAAATGGGAGTACGAGGACTTCGTAGGTCTTGGCAAACTCTTCTATACAGGTGCCGACGTTCCAAAGGGTGCTCTTTGCCTTTGCGGAAAGAATTTCCTTGAGAACATTCAGTGCATCGACTTCTCAAAGCATCCCGAAGTTCAAATTAAAGTCGAAACAAATAGCTTAGGCTGGAGCGTTACACGCTTCCACACAGTGTTTGGAGACTTCGACTTCAAGCACGACCCAACACTCGACCGCATTGGTTACAGCAACAGTGCTGCTATCTTGGGCTACGACCGCCTTGTACACTATGTTCGCAGTGCCGAACACTCTGACACAGAGAATGTAGAGGAGCACGAGGCAAAGCGTGAGACCATCATTGTATGGGACGCATTAGCACTTAAGGGAGCTTGCCACATCTTCATCAACGGAGAGGGCACTCCAAAAGCACCTGACGCAACAAGCTACGGCGTTTGGAAGTCTGACAAAGCACCTACTGGTGATGACCTCGTAGACGGAAAGGTATATTACCTGGTTGTCGATTGCCCTGGAATTGACAAGAAAGCACGAAAGGGTGAAACTTGGATTTACAAGAAAGGTGGTGGCACTGGCACTTGGGAGAAGTACGAGGGAGTATTAGACCTTTAATGTGTTGATGCTTTAAAATTAGTAACAGAGGGGAGGTTGAGACATACTCGCCTCCCCATATTTTTAAAAGAAACAGTTATGAAGCAAAAAGTATATGGCGCATATAATATGACAGAATGGGAGATACTCCTGCCAGTCGCAGGTCGCATTATGAAAATCCCTTTCAGTGGAGGCACAATCTCTGGTACAGGTATTCGCCCAGCAGCTTTCACCACGCAAAATGAGATTATACAGTTCGCATTGGAGAACAGTTTGCACTTCAAGAGCGGCAGAGTGCAGCTAATCGATGAGACTGACATCGAAGACCCAAAGACGGAATCAGAGGAAACTCAAGAAACATCTACCGACAATGAAGATGTTGCAGACAACTTCACAGAAGTAGAAGTAGGCAGTCTCGAAGAAGCGGTAGACTATCTCGTTAGTAACTTTGACGATGCGAATAAACAGCAGTTGCGCAGCAAAAAGGCAGCAAACGCCTTTGCGGAAACAAAGGGTATTCGCTTTGTAGGACTTTAAAGCACAATTGTAATGATTTACAAAGTTGCAGATTTAGTGCGTGAGGTGCGCATTGCTATTGACAAGAACAATAGCAGTGCGCCACTTGCCGCATTGATTGACGATGTGGACACGTTGAGTATCGACAAGCTCATTGAGAGCAAGATAGAAGACGCTGCTCGTGCTGTTACGGCAAATGCCCCTCGCCACCTGTTGGATAGTGGTAAAGGCTTTTCCACTTCCGTGGCTTGGAGTTCGTCTAAAACAAAACATTGGGGCTTTACACAACTACCCGAAGACTTTCTGCGCCTTGTAACTTTCCAAATGAGCGATTGGAGTTACCCAGTCGTGGAAGCCATTACAGAAACAGACCCGATTTATAAGCAGCAGAACAGCAGATTTGCAGGCATCGGCGGTAATCCTCAACGCCCTGTTGTAGCCATCGTGCAGCACCCTATCGGCTTGATATTGGAATTTTATTCTTGCACATCTAATGACGTAGCGGTAAAGCTTGCTCGCTACATTCCTATTCCACGTATCGAGAGCGAACATATTGGTATCTCCGAAAAACTCTTTGATGCCGTGGTTTACTATTGCGCTTACCTCGTGCTCACATCTTTGTCCGAGGTCGAGCAGGCAAAACTAATGTATGCCACATACAGAGAACTATCCCAGCTAAAACAGCAATAATCGCAATCTATTATGGATAACTTTCTTGGAACTTTTAACAGCATAGGAGATGTACACATCAAATACCCGATGGGAGGTGTGCAGGGGGAATATGTTACCATCGGAGACACAAACTATTATTGGAGTCCGTTTCTGTTGGAATGGACTACCGAAAAACCCACACTCACCGTGCCAGCTAACAAGGTAAAGGAAACAAATAACCTTGGCTCTTTCAAGAACATATTGGAAGTGTATAACAAATACCCCGACGGCGGCCAAGAGGGCGACTATCTGTTTATAGACGGCATAGAGTACATTTGGAACAAATGGGAGCGTCAGTGGCAAAGCAAAGGTGATGTTACTCCTGTAGGTGGAAGAACAACAAACACCTTTGATGGAAACTTAGCCGTAGAGAACGACCTTTATGTAGGTGGCATCTTACGTGTAAAAGGCTTTGCTTTCGATAATGGCGGTGGAACACCACAGCCGCACCCCGAGCAGCCCACAGACAACACCATCACACTGAAAGACCTCAACGAGTTTCCTACCACCCCCGAGCAGGCTATTCAGTTTGTAAAAGACAACGGCAAGCGTTCTTACTTCACGCTTGTTGATAAGAACATTGCAATAGGTACGGTGCACATCTATGCCGACCAATTCCGACAAGTGCTCACAGAAGTCCTCGAAACACGTGTACTTGTAAACGGCGTAAAAGTTGGTGGCGGACACGTCTACAGCCAACCTGTCAGATATTGGCGCAATTACGGTCTGACAAAAGACTATAGCGGCATAAAAAAACACGAGTGGACTCTGTGGAAGCAGTGCAGAGACGAATATCTTACTTATCTTGCCGACCATTTGTCTGAAATGGTCGAGGTGTACAACGGTTCACCGAAAGGAGAACTTCGCACCCTCAAAGAGGTGTTGGAAACCATAACCAACAAATATAGTGCAGAAATATACAAAAAATGCTCTCTTGTCAGCTTTTTAGACAAGACGGCAAAAAAACGTGTACTGTACCATTGTACCACCGACACACCGTCAGAACGAGAGGAAGATTGGAAGCGCATCATAACGGAGGACGAATTAGAAAAAGCGAAGCTATCTCCGACCGTGTTCTTTTTCGACGGCTACGCAGAAAATGTAGAAGTGTTGATGCAGTCTGCCGTTGATGATAACGACGACCCTGATGTTAGCTGGGGAGATGAACCGCAACCCTCCCCCAACAACAAGAAACAAATATTATGGGAGAAGACAAAGGAAACATTCATCTGTAAAAAGGGCGACTTGTATTATAACAACTGGGGCGGTGCAGATGATTACGGAAAACTTACAGATACGGGCAGAAAACCTCGCTTGGGAAAACTGTTTGCCCACCGTGAAAAGGGAGAAACATTCACGTGGAACGGCAACAGGTTGTTACCGCTCATTGGAAACAGCAAAACCGAGATTATAGATAATGCTACACGCATCAGCGAAGAAGAGATAGACAAAGTAGTAGACGAATAAAACAACCAAGAAACTATGGCAGAGAAGAAATTTTTAGACATCACAGGATTACGACACCTTGTGCGCAAGATAAAAGACAGCATGGCACAGAAGCAGCGGGTTATCAAGAATAAGAACTTTGTCGGCGACCTTACCCCCAACGAACAGGTGGTACTCGATAATTCGCAGTTTTCCTACCCTGCAAACAATGCGTGGTGGATAAACATCAGAGAGAGCCTTGTTTACGATGATAGCAAAAAAGCGTTCGAGTTTATCATCATTACGGGGGCGAACCCTGCCACCGTGAACTTCAGCTACTATCTGGAAGTGAAGCGAGACGCATCGCCCATGCAAGCTCACTCGGCATACCTTTTCCGTATGTACTGCTACGGAACGCAGTATCAAGGTGGCAAACGGTACGGCAAGGTTGCGTGGGTAACGAGAGAGAAGATAGGATAACGTATTACCAATAAAATAAACAAGTTATGGCAGAGAAAAAATTTTTAGACTATCAAGGTCTGCAGCACTACCACGGCAAGCTGAAAAACGGCAGTGCAAGAGTGGGACACGCCGCCGTGGCAGACCAAGTGGCATCAACAGGCATTCAGTGGGGCACGGAGCTTATCCCGATTGCGAACATTCCAAAGGCGGCGTTGGAGCGTTGCGTTGTCGTGGCTAACGACACCGAGCGTTTCAAACTCACGACAGCTCAAGTACAGAATGGCGACACGGTAAAGGTAGCAGCAACAAAGAAGATGTTCTTTGTAAAAGATGATACCAAGCTCAACAGCGAAGCAGGCTATGAGCCTTATGTGGCAGGTACGGCATCTGTCGCAGAGGTTGCGGAAAGCGTCGAGTGGAGCAACGTTAGAAACAAGCCAACGAAATTCGCACCCGAAAATCACGGTACAGATGTCGTAACGAGTTTGGCAGGGTTCTCACCAACATCAAGTGCTACAAACGAATACAACAGACTTGCACCCGACGACACTTTGAATGCAGCTTTAATGAAACTGCAACATAACGATGACAGGGTGTTGCCGACAATGGATATTGACAACCTTAACACTTTCCCTACATCTATAGCAGAAGGAGTAAAAGCTGTTATGGGGGACAAATCAGTTATTAGGTACACGCTGATAACAACAAAAGGAGTAGGAATTGCAGCTAACAAGCCATTAGCAGTTGGTACACTCGAACAGTTTACCGATGTCGGTATGCTTACCATCACTCAAATTGCGGAAACGAGGTGTAATCTTGCATCTAATGCAACCAATAGTTACTACTTTAAAGATAGCCAAAACTCTCAACGCTACATCAGACATTATATAATGAAAGATGGCAACCCATTGGGCGCAAAGGGGAATTGGACTAATTGGATACCATACCACGGCGAGTACACCAAGCAGCTCATCGATGCTACAAAGCAGGAGAGCACAGATGCTAAAGCTATCGCCACTGCCGCAAAGAATGAGTTGGCAGACTTTAGACGTATCACGGAAAGCGAAATAGACGCTTTGCTATAACAAAGGAGGTGATATATGGTAGATTTTTTAAGAACTGCTATTGCGATGTTGTTCAGCTGCTTATTGACGCTGTTCTCGCCAATACAAGACATACTCATTGGTATGGTAGTGTTGTTGGCGATGAATGGGTTGTTTGGACTGCTGGCAGACATCATCAACGGCAATGGCTGGAAGATGAACAAAGCAACGAGGTTTCTCGTACAGTGTTTCGTCTACTTCGTGCTCGTTATGGCATTGTTTGTCGTTGGACATTTCATACACAAAGACAGCGAAGCCGCCACGTGTGTGAGTATTATTAGCATCATTACCACGTGGGTCTTCTCTATAAATATATTGAGAAATTGCAGAAATTGCTGTCCGAAAACAAGTAGTATGTACAAACTTTTTGACATACTGTATTACATTGTCAGCATACAAATAGTAGAAAAAGTTCCATTCGTTGCAAGCTACATAGCACGTAAAGAGGAAGAAAATAATATTAACAAATAAAAAGGTAAAAAATGGAGTACATTAAAAAGTTTTTAACAAGCAAGATGTTCCTTGCATTCGTAAGTATCGTATTGTCATTCTTTATGGTATGGCAGGAGTTGCATCTCGACACAAGCACGCCATTTATTAATATTGCAAGTTATGTGCTAATAACCACCACTATCTTCGCTTTTGGCGGCGAAGCGGTGCGAACGTTCATCAGTAAAGGCGATATTAATGCTCCTAAGTGGAGCTGGCAGGCTGTACTGACGTGGTATTACGGAGCGGTGCTCGGTATGGCGTTAGCATACGCAATCCATTATATTTGATTTGAATCTTTTTTATCATGCGTTTTATGTTTATTATCTACCGTACCCTTGCTTGTGATAAGTGGGGGTACTTTTTAAATAAAGGGAAAATATGAGAGATATAAAGTATATTGCTGTGCACTGCACAGCAAGCAATCAGAGCACAACAGTAGCAATGCTGCTTAGCGAGTTCAAGCGTAAAGGCTGGAAGAACCCTGGCTACCACTATGTGGTAACGGCGGACGGAAAGATACACCAGCTGTTGGCAGAGGACAATGTAAGCAATGGCGTGAAAGGTTTCAACAGTATCAGCATCAACGTTGCCTATGTTGGTGGCATCGGCGAGGGTGGAAAAGTAGTAGACAACCGCACTCCGTTACAGAAGTTGTCCTTGCGCAAATTACTGTCGCTATTGAAGAAGAAATACCCAAAGGCGATAATACAGGGACACAGAGATTTCTCACCCGACAAGAACGGTAACGGTAAAGTCGATGTGTGGGAACGCATAAAGGAGTGTCCTTGCTTCGATGCAAAGGTGGAGTACAAAGATTTGTAGCAACAAAAAGTGGGTGTCGCCAATAAAGGGACACCCACTTTCAATAAATAAAACAAACAAAAACTAAAATGGGCTTTGCGACCGTCTGATACGGCCACTGCGCCTGCTTAAACAACTGATTATTTTATCTTTTATATCCTGTAATTTTTCTGTCCATATAACCTTACGGTCGGGCATTACAATGCTTACCCAGTCTTCTGTCACCCTACACACAAGATATTCGTGTATGAGATGCTCCAAATACTCTAACGAGGTGCGTGAGAACGTTGTAGGCACACGCATCGCAATGGAGTAGTTGTTGGGGTCTGAAAAAACGTCATTCATTTGCTCACCTCCTACAATGTTGTCGTGAGTATATGGATAGAGAATATCCACGCATTCCTGATGAGCAAGACCTAAAACACGCACAACCCTGTCTATATTGCCGTCCTGTACGATGTCTGCAAGTTCCTGCTTCGCATTTACGTTCTCCGAAGCAGACACCTCGCTCAACACCCAACTGTTATTGGTAACATCGTGTAGCAGCTCATCACGTTTGAACAGTAATGCCACCTCTTTCTTTTCTCTGTTCACTGCGGTTATCGAAGCCTCGCAGCAACCACAATCTATTATCATAGTAAATCCTTTTTTGTGTTACACGTTAAAAACTCTCGCCACGTTTATGGCGCACTCTTTTACTAAATGCCTCATACATTTGCAGCAACAGACTATCTGCCATTTTATGGTAACTGTCAGCTTCTTCCTTGTTTATCTTCAGATACCAATTACCGATGCAGTAATTCACAATATAATCGTGAATGCTCGTTGCGATGAAATCAACAGATGAGTGGTTGAAATTATTTGGAACGCTGAAAACAAGGACATAGCCCTTTTCCTCCGTTTTCAGTAAATTATTCTTAAGAACATTACTTACGTCCTCTGCCTTGTTATACGCCTTAATATATTTGCCTAAATGGACACACAGCAAGCCGATGCAGCTCTGAATGTTTCTGTAAAGCTCGTTTTCGCATTCTGCACTGTTATCTGTAACAGCGTCGGCTGCTTCCTTGAACTTATCACCCTCCATAGCTGTGCGACCAGCAAGGTAGGTTTTGTTGGCTATGTCGTAAAACACTTCGCCAACCTTGACAGTCAGCTTTATTTCTTTCTTTGCCATAACTTAATAATCATATTCACGTTTTACAGGCGCATACTTCACAGACAACTTCCGTTTTACGCCCTTTACAAAATCCTTGTAAATGGTAAAATAATACTCTGTACGCTCTCTTTCCGTGAGTTCAAACCATTTATAGAGAATGAAGTTTACAAAACAACTGAACAGATCTTTTTGTAGGACTTTTGCCCTTAACCCACCTTTCTCGCTCTTGTTATACAAAGATTCGACTGTGAGAGAAACTTCGCCTGTGTCTGCATTTGCAATATCCACGATAAACCTTTGAAGTTCTTCTGCTACCTTTCCACAACAGTCCTCCCAAAACCTATCCAACATTTCCCTGTCGCTGTCCGTAGCGAACACACGGGCGTACATATCCGTGTCCTCGTTGTTTTTCTCACTCTTTGCACCGACATAGCTACTTATCTTCGCCACTTCGTTGTAAACGTCTTTCTTTTTAATATTCAATATTATCTCTGCCATACACCTGCAAAACTAAATCTATTCTGTTACAAATATCATTTATCTATTAACGCAGCTGATTGTTGAATCTGCCGCGAACAGAAACACTTGCACCGTCAATGCTATATCCTACAGACAGACTGCCGAATCCTACAATACGATAATACTTATAAGGTGAACCGCTGAAACCACGTAGGTAATGGTCTTCCGATGACCATACCAACGACCAAGTTTCCAAGTTCCTCGAACCATAGAGCACCGTCTTGATATTACCATTAGTAAAACGCCCACGCTGAATAACACTTTCTATCGTCTTCAGAACATTTGCAGCACCGAATTTCAGCGGCCGTGTAACGAACAGCACCTTTGTTTCTTCTGTGTTGTCATAACTTGACAAATCTGTCAAGCTACCGTCGCTATTCATTGCCAACGCTTGTGGGTATGAATTTACACCGTGAACGATGCTACTCTCCATAATGCCCCACATCTTGGTGTTCAACGAATATACGTAAGCATACGCCTTTGTTGGATTGAAAAGAACAATCCGTTGGTGCGAGTAGTCGTAAATCATACCACTGTCCTTGATGTAATCCTTGAACCGCACATACTCGAACTGGTTATCTTGCAAATCTGCAAGCCTGACTATATCTTCTCCGTGCGGTAAAGTGTTCAGGGCAAAAGGTACTTCTCCGTCCAACACATCGGAAATACACGTACTCTGCGCACCCGACAGCAACATTATACCCCTTTCCGTGGCAAACAGCACTGCACTGTCTATCTGCGTGATGCTATCCTTATCCACGCACACGTCCCTCGTTATTGGCTGCCGTGCCGAATAAGAGCCATTAGAGGCAACTTCTAAAGCCCACACGCCGTCAGAAGTGAAAGCATACAATGGGAACTGTCCGAATTGTCCCTCCGACAACGCTTTCGCAGCGGTGGAGATACCGTATATCTCGCCAACCCCCACGGTCGTTATCCCCAGCACTGGGAACACAAAGGGATTATTCACCTTTGATGTGTATATCTTGCTCTTTATGTCGATTGTCGTGTCAATGTCGGAAGTATCAGGAATACCTCTCCACGATTCTTCCATTTCTCCCAACGTTCTGAAATCACCGAACCAAAAAGCACCATTTAGTCCGATGTGGCTTTCCAGAGACAACTCAAAGCGTCGTTCTGCAGTGCTGTCCCACGCACCCTGCTTCCACGCACCCTGAACGCGGATAACAGCCTTGTAGGCGTTTGCATTGGGATAATAGAAGTAGTAAAACGGAACACTGTAAAAAGCCTCGCTAACATCGCTTTCAACAACAATCTCTCGCCCTGCCTGCTTGATAAACACATACGCACGCACTTTAATCGGTCTAAAGCTCAAAGCTTTTATTATACTGCTATTAACGAGTGTATTAACATCTGCAGGAGAAAAGCCGCGAAACAGTCTTTTTGTCAAGCCTGTAAGGTTCAAGCGTTGGTTATACACAAACGCCGCCTTTGCCGTTAGCTTGTCGTGGCTGTCGTAATCGTCCGTCATGTGCTGTCGGTTTACCAACGACCGAAAGAAGTACTCGTCAATATCTATCGTCTTGCGACTGTGCGCCACCAGCTCTTCAATATTGATACTTTTAAGCAAATAGAAGTCGCGGCACGTCTTAATGTTTTCCACCACCGTCTTGGAAGACACCTTGGGCAACTCCAAGCTGGCCTTAAATGTAATATCGGCATTGGGAGGAGTTATAGTCGGCTGATATTTTCTACTATAAGCCTCGTACCAATCCCACTCGCTGTACTCGTCGCTTTCCTGCACGCCAACCAAGCTGCACGCAGACTTCGTATTCCTTATGTCCGAAGAACTTATCGGCGTAATATTCAAATACTCCACATCGCCATTTTGGTTGTAGGTGTAAACTGGCGCAGACACATAAACATCTACCGACTTTACAATGTCTTTCCAATCTTTCAGCTTGCTTAAATCGCTCTGCACCATATAGTCCAAGTCGCACGTCATACCGACAATTCGATAGTTCACTTTCTTTTCTTCAAAGAAAACCTTATCGCCTGTCTTGTAGAAGTTTGTACCCTCCTCGATGCAGGCAGGCGAACAATTCGTTGATGGAATCATCAGAATAGGCGCAGAATGCTTTGTCAGACTGCCGTCATATAACCGATAAGCATAACGGACAAAGAACGGATAGATAAACTTACCTTTCTTTTCGTAGTTCTCGGCTATGAACTTATTCACATAGCCCAGCACGTAATCCGTTATCTCTTTCTTCTCTGATTCCCTGATTTTCAGGCGTAAGGTTGATTTTCCGTTCAACCTTTCGGTCAAGAAAGGCTCCCACGCTTTCTTGACGTTTTCATCGAAGTTCACAATCGACACGTCCAACTTGTCGCTGCGTTCCAATGAACCTTGTAAACCAAAACGAATTGATATGTCAGGGATTTCAGAGCCTAAAGGCTTATAGGTGCTCTTTGCTTGCTCCCACAAGAAATACTTCACCCCCTTCGGGGTAAGCAGCATAAGCGTATTGCCAAGTGCAGCAACCTGATACAAACCATCACTGCCCAAATCATACAAGTCATACAAGTTGCTGCCATTGGTTGTCCAAGACAAACGCCCCGAGCGGTACAGATTATTCTTGCTGCCCTGCAAAGAAGTTCCACTCACATCAATAACAATGTAATTCGTAAACCTGTCGCCGCGATGCGCAAATAATACCGCGCTGTCCGCATTTCTCAACTTAAACAACGTCTTGGCACGCTGAACAGGAGAGAGGCTGACGCCTCCATTTCCATTAACATTGTCAGGAACTAAACCGAGTACAGCAGCCAACTCTCCGTCGCTGCAGTCGTAGTCTGAACCGTGAGCCGTAAAACCTTTGTATCTTATCTCTTCTGTCATAACCAATTCTATTTTACAGTTGCGAAGATACAGCCAATTTTACCACCCTACACTTTAAGTATTAACCGACAACGCAAGTCTACTTCTGTCTACTATAGACTTTATCAAAACCTCCCTATTTGTCGCACATTATTTTAATAAGCTTATTATCAGTTGATTATATGATTTATTACTTCTCTTTAGAAATATATTCCCTATTTGTCGCAGTTAATCGTAACTACTTGTATATATTGTAGTTATAGTAGTATATAAATAGCCGTCAAAAGATGTTCCCTTTTTGTCGCAGTTGGCTGTTTTTGCGCCAATATGCGAGATTTCTCAGAAAACTCATTTAACACTTGATTTTCGGTACATTTAAAACATATTCCCTATTTGTCGTACTTTGATATAAACACTTGAATTTCTTTGCTTTACAATAAAATACAAATAAGAGTTAAAACATATTCCCTATTTGTCGTAGTACCGTATAATATATTTATTATAAACTATTTATAAAGTTCAATATTTTTTGAGTTTTAAATGTTCCATATTTGTCGCACTTTGCTATCTTTTGATTTTGGATTTAACAATTCACCCAAAAACTCTTTATTTTTATTTAAATCCGTTTCATTCCGTTAATCCCTCGCGTGCGCGTGCGGTTAGGATATAATTATATATATTATATATAAAAAGAAAAAGAAAATATTCTTCTTATTCTTATACGCGCGAGACAAAAATTTTCAAAAATCGTTTTTCGTTTCATTTTTTACTATTATTAACAGAGTAGCAAAAACGAGAAGAAAAACTTTCCGTTGATTACTTTTTTAATTTTTCCTGCAACATCTCAAAATCTTTCCGAATGTCAGCAGCCAATACTTTTGCGTACGTGCTTTCTGTTATTCTTGTAGACGAGTGCCCAAGCATCTTTGAGATATGCTCCATCTTCACGCCAAGCGATAAAGCCATAACGGCGTAAGTATGTCTTGCCCAGTGCGTGGAAATGGGTTTGTCTATCTTTGCGTACGACGCAACGACTTTCAGATACTGATTGTACTTCTCGTTGCTTATAATGGGCAGCTTGTAGTCATACTTCTTCAGTACCGCCAACGCCTTATCGAGTATTACCACAAAATATTCCTCGTCTGTCTTCTGTCTTGTATCTCTGATTGCATAGCAATCCCCTTGCTTCTCTGTTTTGGAAAAATCGAACTTCGCCAAGTCTCCATACGAAAGCCCAGTATAGCTTTGAAAAACAAACAAATCTCTGACACGCTCCACAGCCTTATCTGTTATCGTGCAGCTTTCTATCTGCTTCAGTTCGTCCATTGTAAGGTACCTGATACCCTTTGCCTTGCCACGTTCTATTTTCAGCTTGCGATATGGGTTTGCAGTGAGATAGTCAAACTTGATAGCTTCATTGATGTATGCTTTCAATCGTTTGTGATAGCCGTAGATTGTCGTCTGCAGATAATTCTTACCATGCAGCCAATCATCAAACCTTGTAATGTTAGCCGTCGTGATGTCCGCAAAATATTCTATGTACTTGAATTCTTCAAGTGCAGTCAGAAGTGTTCTGTGCGTCCTCTTTGTCGTTTCTCTTATATCGCCCCTGTCAAGCAGGCGTCCTGCAATGAATTCTATGAATGTAAGGTTGTCGCTTCCTCCGCTACGCTTCATATAACTGGCAAGTTCATCGAATGAGAAAGGGAGATTACGCTGTATCCCGTCTTTTATGAAGTCCTGCACTTGCTTCAGTTGTGCGTCCAAAATATCGTTGTATTCAAAAGTGTATGGCGAGTTTACAACCTTGTAGCGTTCCGACCATTGGTCAGCATACACCTTTACGCCAGTCGAGAACCATTTGCGTTTCCTGTTATACGTTACTTCGAGTTGCACCAACCCTGTTTTGTTCTTTGTCGCTACGTGTTTCCTGTCAAACACCAGCCTAACCATTGCATACTTCATTGTTTCTATTGTTTTTGGTATCACAGATGGTATCACATCGGGTACAAGAATATGTCCGCTATTGTCCGTTAATGTCCGCTATTGCTCTCCTTGCGTTAGCCCCACCTTTCATTATAACTATTTGGTTATCAGTTGTAATATGCTCATTTTCAACAAGTAAGCGAAATATTCAAATCTCCTTTTCTGTGACTCCGATGGGATTCAAACCCATGACCTCAGGAACCGGAATCCTGCGCTCTATTCAGCTAAGCTACGGAGCCAATAAGTTTAATGCAAAGATACTGCAAAGTTTGCAATTGGCAAAATTTACCTTCTACAAAATACTGCACAAAACGAATGTAAAGTATTTTAATTATTGAGAAAACCAAGCAATTTAAGGTTTTTAAACAAAGCTTATAATACAAGCGTTTGTATATGTAAATTTGTTAAGTAATACTTAATAGCTTGATTATCAGGCATTATTTTTGTACCTTTGCACCCGTTAATATGAAACCGAGGTTTGTGCGCGCCGATTCTCACGCCCGTCTTACCGCATAATTTGCCTATCTTATGGCAAGTTTGTAGGTTTCGGAAAATTAGGTATAATGAGAATTTTAAAAGTATTAATTGTAGGATTTTTAATGATTTTGGCAGCAGGCTCTGCGAGTGCAGAGACAGCCATAGGGATTGGAAATTTTGACTGGCGACCCGTGATGGACGCTATTATGCACGTAGAAAGCAAAGGAAATGCAAAGGCTGTGAACGGACCACACGCAGGCATTTTGCAGATTTCAAAGGGTATTGTTACAGAATGCAACAGCATACTGAAGAGCAAGGGCAGCACGAAACGTTATACGCTTGCCGACCGTTTTAGTCCGAATAAGTCGCGAGAGATGTTCGTTTTGTTCCAATCGCGCCACAATGTAAGCAACAATATCGAAAGAGCCATTCGTATGTGGCATGGTGGAGTGAACTTCAGCAAGAGCAAAACCCAGCAGTATTATAACAGGGTGAAGAAGTTTTTGAAGATTTAGTCAGATTTAAAAAGAAACATAAAAAGAAACTTCGATGCATTGATAACTTGGTTTATCGGGTGCATCGAAGTTTCTTTTTGTTTGGTTCGGTCTTACCATTCAAAGTTGTGTGCAAGACCTCCTTCGCTGGTTTCCTTGTAGAGCGAAGGCAGGTCGTGTCCTGTTTGTTTCATCACGCGCACCACTTTATCGAACGAAATGTGGTGGCGACCATCGCTGAAGTTGGCGTAAAGTTGAGCGTCGAGGGCTCGGCATGCTGCAAAGGCATTGCGTTCTATACACGGTATCTGCACCAAACCGCAAACAGGGTCGCACGTCATGCCGAGATGGTGCTCCAATCCCATTTCGGCAGCATATTCTATCTGCGATGGTGTGCCGCCAAAGAGCTGGCACGCTGCTGCCGAAGCCATTGCGCAAGCCACGCCGACCTCGCCTTGGCAGCCCACTTCTGCACCAGAGATAGAGGCATTTTCTTTTACTACGTTTCCGAAAAGTCCTGCCGTTGCCAAGGCGCGGAGTATTTTCCGTTCAGAAAACTGGTGTGCCTTGTATAGATGATAGAGCACGGCAGGCATTACACCGCACGACCCGCAAGTCGGAGCCGTAACGATTGTGCCGCCCGCAGCATTTTCCTCGCTTACCGCAAGTGCGTAGGCATATACCAAACCACGCGATTGCAGGCTGGTTTTATAGCTCTGCGCCTTTATGTAATACTTGCCTGCCTTACGCGAAAGGTTCAGTGGGCCAGGCAGAACACCGTCGTTTTCCAATCCTTCTTCTACTGCGTGGCACATTGTCGTCCACACTTCGTGCAGGTATTCCCAAATTTCCGCACCCTCACAGTGGTCTACATATTCCCAAAAATCGCGTCCGTTCTTTTCGCACCAGTCTTGTATCTCCTTCATAGTAGACAGCTGATACACGGGCGTTGTGTAGAACATATCGTCCTTTCCCTTGCCTTCCGACAAGGCTCCGCCGCCTACACTGTACACCACCCATTCATCAACGACTTGCTTTTCAGCATCGAATGCCTCGTAGCGCATACCGTTGGTGTGGTAGGGCAGCACCGTTTTTGCCTGCCAGACTATTTCCACGGGAGCTATTTCCGACAGCACTTCGGTAATTGCCACATCGGTAAGGTGCCCTTTTCCTGTTGCTGCCAGACTGCCATAGAGCGTTACCTCGAACGCCTTTGCGTTTGGATTTCGGCGTGCAAATATCTCTGCTGCGTGCGCAGGTCCCATTGTATGGCTGCTTGAGGGGCCTTTTCCTATTCTAAAAATCTCCTTTAACGATTTCAT